AAAGTTAAAGCACCACCGGTAACATTAGCTATATTCCAATAACCACTTCCGTCATCTGGTGTTAATATTAATCCATAATCAGTACCTCCGCCAAATCCGCCAACCATTATATTACCACCTCTTACATCTAATTTTTGACCAGGCGAATTTGTATTAATTCCTACATTTCCAGTATCTTCTATTGATAAAATATCCTCAGTCCAAGAAGTTCCATTGAAACCATCAAATACAATTCCATTACCACTACTTAATTTATTTATAAAAATTGCATCTCCTGAACTACCGTATTTTAACTGTAATAACTCAGCGTTAGTTGCTGTATTTTCAGCTTTAATTACCCCTCCTACATGAAGTTTAGTTGTAGGTGAGGTGATATTAATACCAACCCTACCTCCAGTGGTTACTAGGAATTTATTATTTATATTAGATAAATTAGCCATATATTATTTTTTATGAAGTATGTCTAGTAACTGCTGTAGCTCCATGACCAACCACTATAGTATAGTATATATCTTGAGTTGTAGTTGCCGCTATTGTACATTTAACTGTATCACCACTTACGCCTTGACCATCATTTACAAAAGCTACTGTATAATCACCATTAGTTGTAAACCCACTATCTATTATTTTATTAAACGTAGGGTCTGTATTTAATATGTGAGCTACTGTGAATTTTTTTACAGAATATTGAGATGTTCCGGATGTTAAATAAACATCAAAAACTAAAGCTCCAGTTGTTCCTCTTGTTAATCTAAATAATGTTGCAGCTGTAGCACCACCAGTAAAACTTTTGTTACCAGTATATACTCCTCCTTTACCACCTGGATTTAAAGATGGTGTTTCTATAATATTACCTGATGAATCAACTTCTAAGTTAAAAGTTGGAGTTCCAGTATTACTTCCAGATCCGTAATCATCAAATTTAATATTTTGATTTGCGTCTATTGTTAAAGCTACAGTAGAGCCTGCACCTGTAGTTGAACTTGCATTACCACCTGAATAAATTAAATAACTTCCGTTTGTTGATCCTGCAAAAGCATTACCACCTGAGTTAGCTAATATAATAAAACTGCTTGTTCCTGTTGACAAACCTTGATAAGTGTCAGAACTTGCAGCTGAATTTGTTAGCGTATTTCCTGTAACAGTAACGCCTGAAGTTGTTGTTGTAAGTTTTTCTGAATTTTGATAATATAATCTTACACCAGTATCACCCCCAGCTAATAAACTTCCATTAGTATTTTGGAATAAAAAGTTTTGTGCATCTATATTAAGATTACTACTAGCTTGAATTCTAAGAGTTCCACCAGAAGCATCATTAAAAATTCTATTACCGTTTTGAAAATTACCACCAAAAGACAAAACACCTTGATCTGTAGGTGTACCAGTATTTGTAGTTGTTTTTGGTAATTGTATACTTTTTTGTACAACTATATTAGTTGAACCAGTTGTATTTCCAACTGCTAAAACACTAGATAAATCTTGATCTGAAAAAGTTTTTATTTGACTAGCATTTATTTGTTTAATAGTATTATCAGTTGCATCGCTAACCCATAGTTTATCTGTACCAGCTATTGTTATACTTGTACCATCAGCAGCAGCTTCAATAGCATTATCGTTACCTGCGTAATCTATACTTACTGTTACTGTATCTGTTGCGCTAGCAGCAGTATTAATACCTGTTCCACCAGCTATTGTTGCTGTATTTCCAGAACTTATAGTTTGACTAGATCCTGAATCACCAGCTAAAGTCCAACTTGTATATTCATCAAAAGGCAAACTTGATATAGTTGATTTTTTAAGAACATTAGTAGCTGCGCTATCATTTATTAATATAGAGTCGTTACCTACCGGAGTAGCTTTTGCCGTTGCTTGGTTTATTAAGTTATTAGCGTCTTCTGTAATAGCTACAGTTGGAACAGCACTTGTACCTCCTACGGTTATACCATAAAGACCTGTTACACTTGTAACTGTACCTACTGTTGGTGTAGTCCACGTGTTAACTGAAGCAGCACCACCACCTGATGTTAATACCTGGCCAGCATTACCGTAATTGTTATTACCTAAACTTATACCTACGTTAGCTCTTAATGTTTCTTCAAACTCAGCTGGACCTTTTACTGTTGTAGTATCTGTATCGGCATCACCAAGCGTTGTATTTCCCTGTACAACTAAATTACCTGAGTTACCAACAGTTACAGTAGTACCATTATCTTCTATAAGTCCTGTACCTAAAGTATTTGTAGCTGTCCATTTAGCAAGCTTATTAGCCGTACCAGAACCTAATACTTCGTTTGATTGATCTAATTTTTGCCACTCATCTGTAGCAGAACCATTAGCAACGTATATACACCAGTCACCAACAGCCCAAGGAGATAATTGAGTACCACTCCCTCCGTTTGGCTCTGCATTACCAGCAACAGATACTATATAAAAATGTCCATTTACTTTTCTTGAAGCTTGTGTTAAATCAGGATTACCACCACCAGTTCCACTAGCATCCCAAGTTCCTTCATAAGCTAAACCTGTTGTCGATGTTATTTGTCCTTGTAATTTAGCCATTGCAGCTAGTATAGTATCAGAAGCAGCAATAGCCGAAGAAGTTGGTGTTGGTAAGTTTGTTAATACTTTACCAGTTACTGTGGTATCAGCAATAGTCGTAGCTATGCTAAGAGCACCACCTGAAGTATATGTATATGGACCACCTGTAGATACGGTATCACCTGTAAGTGCTATAGCTCCTGATGTTTGTAAAGCTGTTGCTGTACTTGCGTTACCGGTTAAAGCTCCCACAAAAGCAGTAGAAGTAATACTTGTATAACCTGTATACGTACCGCTTGATCCTGTAAACGTACCATCTGTAAATGTACCAGCTGTCATTGTGCCTGATATATCTACATTATTATTTAAATCAATAGTTATAATACCTTTGTTAGCAGCTACTGCAGCAGCGGTAACTGTTATATTTGAATCTCCGTTTAACTCTAAATCATCAGTTGATAAATTTAAAGGAAAAGGTCCTGTTGCATCTCCAGCATAATCTAACGTTTTAGCACCGGCCGCTGTGTCTACATAAGCTGTTGTAGCAATTTTAGTTGAATTATCGCCGGCGTTTTGAGTTACACCTGTTGTAGCTGTATTAACCGTACCTAATAAATCACCTGCAAATGTAGCACCTGTATAAGTTCCAGCTATAGTAACGCTGCTTGGTAAACTAAAAGTAACTTTTTGCCCGCTCGCCTGGGTTGTTATTTGATTAGCTGTTCCTTCCAGGTCGAGTGTTTGACTGTCTAGTAATACTGAACCACTACCAGTATCTCCTTCAAAATCTAAATCTTGATTTGCACCGTGGTTATGCACGAATTGAGTTGTAGCTACTTTTGTTGTATTATCAGAAGCAGCTTGTGTTGTAGCAGTTGAACCGTTTGGTAGAACTACACCAGCTGTAGGAAATTTTAAAGTTATAGTACCTACGTTACCAGCTACTGTTGTTGCTGTAGTTTCTATTTGGTTATTAGTACCTGCTATTTTAAAATCATCGTTTATTAAGTTTAAACTAAAAGGCCCAGTTGAATCACCTAGGTATTGAAGCACTGATGGATCAACCTTATTATCAACATATGCGGTAGTTGCTAATTTAGTACTGTTATCACCTTGGTTTTGAGTTACACCAGTTACAAGACTTTGTATGCTAGATCCGTTTTTTATTACACCTGTTAAGTTACCTGCAAAATCTGTTGATGTAACCAAAGAAAAGCCAGCAGCTTGAGTTCCACTTATCAAAGCGTTTAATGATGTTACGAAGGAACCGCCTCTAAATGCGTTGTTTGTTATATTAACGTCTTTTCCAGTAGCTACATTACCATTATCAAGTACAGCTTGAAGATCATTTCCAGATACAGTAACAAGATCAATAATACTCTGTACTGTAAAGTTCTTTGTGGGTTTGTCGGCCTGGTCAACATCGGTACCTAACACTAAATCATTAGCTGTAGGCGTAACCGTAGGGTATGAGTATATTATTGCCATGTTATATTAGTTTTAAAATTTGTATATGAGCAGTTTTCACTGGAGTAACTAAAGGTGTTATACCTGCGTTTATACCTCCTTGCGTAGAAAGATCTATTAAACCACCGTCATTTACACCACTTCTTGCCATTTGGAAGCTTAATTGAGTTCCGCCTTGCGTTATTTGCACTGTAATTGGTATAATAAGTGGCACAGGCTTGTTTACAGCAGGTAATTGCTCGTTAAATACTACAGTTGGGCCAAGTTGAGTGGTTGAATCCTTTAAAGTTCTAAAAACTAACAGTGGAATGTTGCTTGAAGACTGAGTTACACCGACAGAATATGTAAGTGTTATCTGATATGTCCCAGTTGTGTTAAATTTAAACAAATCACCCTCACTAATTGTGCCTGTACCCTGCAATAACTGTACATTGCTGCTATTTGTGCCCGCTGGAGCTCCAAAACGCACGCTATATGAGCTATTTAGTGCCGATGCTTGTGATGCTAATGATGATGAAGATGATAATTGTTCAGTGTATTGTTGATCTACTAAGGTTTTTATGTCAGTGAAAGTGTATTGGACTGTTGGGTTGCCAGATACTTTGTTTCCTGAAGCGTCTACTAAGTTTGAACCTAGTACCTTATCACCGAACTGAGGTGTTAATGTAGTGTAGGAATAGATTATTGCCATTTTTTCTTTTTATTTTTGCATTATTCTTTTGCGGACTCTTGTGAAGCGCGCTATGCTAGTTAATATTACACGTTTTTGCTAAGGTTTACTTACGTAAAAATAAGTATATTTACAATAGTGTGACAAAAGCCCCTTACTTATATACTATTAATAGCTAATGTCACAGTTTTACTGTTGATTATAGGGAATTAAAGTACTGTACATAACTATTTGACTATCAGCCAGTTACAAAAAATCAATTATTTTTACACTACGGGGCCCTTTTTTTATAAATTTTATATAAAACTTTTGACTTTTTTACAGACATAATACAATTACATGTAGATAATATAAATGTAAGTATAACTAATAATAAAATAATAATAATATGAGTAATTTAATTTCAAAAAGATTTGTAATAAGAAAATCACTAATCGGTAAAAATATAACAATAGAATTTACAAATAAAAAAGGTATCAAACATGTATATAATCATGACAAAGCGTATAACATTATGAAGAATACACTAGAAAACATGGCGTGTTTCTTAAAATACAAGTCATATACTGCTACTAATAACATACCAGTAATATTACGAGATAAAGAGTTGGTGTAATAACTAACTTTTTATTTCATATTGCGCTCATTCGCGCAGTACCTTTAAACACTTTAAAACACATAAACTAATATACACCTACAATATGGAAACATTTACTATGGAAGAAATACAACTTAAATTAAAAATACAAGAAGCAATCGATGCAGTACATCACCATGAACTTTACTGGCATAATATAGCACAAGATATTCTACCATTAGCACTCGGAATTGTAAACACTCTTGCGCTAATGTACATAATTTACAAACTAAATACAAATAAGTAAAGATAATAATAATATGAAAAACAAAATAAATCCAATCGACGAGAACACTATCGACTACAGAGGTATAAAATTCTACTACAAAGAGTGGATTACTTACGATGGTAAACAAGCAAACGGTTATCAGTGTAATGATACTACATTACTAAAAGGTTTAAACACAGTGTCATTTGGTGCACAAAATATTACTGAAATGTGTTATAAAATAGATGACTATATAGATAATAAAACACAGAAACTTAAAGATCAAGCGATGTATGATAAAGCAGAGCAAGAATTTATGGAAAAGTATGGTACTTTACATGCAGATTAATACAGACAAAATACAACAAAAGTAAGATAATAATAATATATGAAATGTAGTAATATGAATAAAGAACAATTAAAAAGATTTGAAGATTCTTTAGTAAACACTGAAGATATATACCAAGAAATTGCTAAAAACTATGTAATCTCAATGAATATAAAATACGGAGGTTTAAGTATTGTATCACTAGATGATTTCTTATGTGAATACGGTGATGACCTAAAGTATGAAGATTTAAAGTTAGGTGAATCAATATTAAGACTATTTGACTTATGAAAGTAAATAATATGAAAGAATTGCTAGAGTATGTAGCAAATAAAAGGAAAAAACAAGCTCACCAGCATTATGAGGTAGCAAAAATATACGGTGAGTGTAAAGGTATGGGTAACACAAGGTACAAAGTATCTCAAAAAGCAACATTTGCTAAGTTTAAAAAGTTCACATACAATAAAATGTGGCGAGGATATGACGAGAAATATGACTTAAAAACAATGAAACTATGAGATTTTTACAAGAAGGCAATTTTAACGGATTAATATTTAGAGATGGAATGGTATTTATATCAGACATAGATAAGTGGGTAACACAAAAAGAATACGAAAAATATAAAGATAATGAGAACATTTGATAAATATAAAGTAAATTTAAGACAAATTGGCGATGATATATACTCATATAGTACTAAAGTCGCAACGATACACCAAGACAAGCTAATACAGCATGGTTGGTGGAGTGTAACAACTCAAACACATATAAACTATGTAGCAAACGAATTAGGATTAGAAATAGATAAAAGTTATGAGTAAAATGAAGGAAATAGATCTAATAGCACAAGGTGTAGCAGATCACGTAAAAGAAATAATGTATGACTCAGTAGAGTGGCAGATAGCAGATCAACCAGTTGAAGGCGATAACTACAACGCATTACACAGTCACGTAATGGATAAAGCAATTGAAATACTTTACAGACAAAATACAAATAAGAATCGATAATATATATATGAGATGTAAATGTAACAATATAATACCTGATGGTAGAATAAAACTAGGTTATAGAACCTGTGTAAAATGTAGCACAACTAAACAATACAGTTATATACCTATCATAGCAAATAAACAGGTTTTAGAAGTACAAATAGTAAGTCAAGAACTAAGTGAAGCAGTTCACAAATCTTGGCGTAGAAAGTAACAGAGTCAGACGAGTAGCTTAATTAGGGTGGCATTTAAATTGCGTAAGTCCACTACATAAGTGAATAGCTGACAGAGAGGTGGCGGCATACTGGTCACGTTAGTAAGATGTCGGGCGATTGAGCTAGTGCTTACAAAACAGAAAGTGTGGATAAATGACAATACTAGTTAACTACCAGTCCACAACTTCTACCTCTCATAAGGGCGTGAAATAGGGTAGACAAGAAATAGGAGACAATATATGTATGTGGTGCCGACTATCGACGGATATAAGCGAGCGTACGGAAGTGTATTACATATTGCGTCACACTAACTTGGACGCAGGTTCGATTCCTGCCACGTCCACTAATTACAGACTTAATACAATAATTATAAGATAATAATAATATGAAAATAAAAACAGTTTACGAAAGGCTAAAGCCAGAACTTAAAAAAATATTAAACAAATCTGCTAAAGATTATTCAAGTGCTAAAAGACTTAAATATACTCTTATGTCTAAAACTTCATGGTCTGATCTTAAAGTAGATGATGTTCAAAAAGTTAACATTTATTGTAATATAAGCACATGGCCAGGCGGTGCGCATCATATAAACAATATGTCAGCTAGTGAAGTACTATACGGTAATGCTTATTTAATAGATTAATATGGAAACAGAAATAAAAAACAGCGCACACGATAAAGCTTTTGCTAATATAATGTCGTGCAATAATGACATTAGCAGATTAAAGCAAGAATTAAAAACAGGCACACTGTCGCCTTTCATAACAATAGAACAACATCAAGGTGTTCTTGATAGAGCTAAAAAAGAATTAAAGATATGGAATTACATAGCTAAACTGATAGAGACAGATAACGGATTTACTAAATATTTTTAAAATGGCAACAAGAAACATAACAATGGTCGTAGACCGAAAATATGCAGAAAAAAACCAGTTAGGTTTTGCTGCAGAACCCAGATGTGTAAGTGACAAAAGCTATGTAAATATGTATTTACATCATGATGGTTATCCACAGTGGCAAGGTGTACAGTTAGCAAACTGGTGTAAAGTTAATGCTAGACAAGATGGTAGTGCATTGGCAGCAAAGTTAGTGCGTGATATGTACTATGACAGTTGCTACTTATATTCAAATATAAAAAATATTGAACATGATTATGCTTATATTATATGGACAGGTAAACCTGATATATGGATTAGCTGTTGGGATAATTACAGAAATAGAAATGTATTTGTATTAGAACCTTATAAAGTAATTCAAAGATATAAAGATGATATGGATTATACTGATTTTGCTAAAGGTGAAACTAGATGTGAATATAGCGGTTTAAGAAGTACACAAAGTTATACAGACTAAATACGATAACAAATGGATAATATAAATGAAATAAAAGTTAAATCTCACAGAGATGGTGAGTCTTATACACTTAAAGAATTATTAGTTAGGATTGAAGAGCTAGAAGATAAACAATGGGAAATTAAATACTTCTTACAAAATCCTAAAAAACTAAATGAATATTTATGAGAGAAAAAGACCCGCGTATAGACAAGCTAGTAGATTTAGTAATAGCTAGAATAATAGAAAAATACGGTGACATTAGTCCTTTAAACTTTCTTGCTAATCAAGAAGAAATATTAATATCTGAACTAGCAAGATTAAATACAGTATTACTAATGCTCGAAGATCAAGAAGAGTATCGTAAAGCTGCTATAATATTAAAAAAAATTAAACGAATAGAAAAAAGATTAGAAAATGAATAAACCAATGTTAGCTCACAAGTATGACGATAGCCGTGTAGACTGGTCTCAACCTGTATACATACAACCTAAATTAGATGGCGTTCGCTGTCTGTTTACTAAAAATGGCGCGTATTCTCGTTCCGGTAAACAATTTATGAACTTAAGACATATTGAAATGGCTCTTAAACCATTTTTCGATCAACAACCTGACGTTATATTAGATGGTGAATTATATAATCACAAACTTAAAAATGACTTTGAAAAAATTATATCATTAGTTCGTAAGCAAAAGCCTACTGATACTGATAGAATAGATGCTCAACATCTTGTACAATTTCATTGTTATGATTACTTCGATGGAGTAATGTATGACTCTTATGGTACAAGACAAGATCAACTAGCTTGTTCTGATATATATGGTACTTATATAAAATATGTTAAAACAAATAAAGTTAGATTTTACGACGAAGCTAGAGCATTACATAATATAAACTTAAAAAAAGGTTATGAAGGTTCTATTATAAGGCTAGATGGTTTATACAAACACGGTAGATCTTATGATCTTATGAAGTTTAAAGACTTTTCTGATTCTGAAGCTACAATAGTTGGTTATGAACTAGGTAAAGGTAAACGTCTAGGTACTCTCGGTAAGTTCTTAATGCAAGACGACGACGGTAACAAGTTTGGTTGTCCACCTGGTAAAGGTTACAACTACAAAGATCTAGCTAATATGCTTAAAAACATTAATAAATATATGGGTCAACGAGCTACGTTTACTTATTTTCAAAGAACAAATGCAGGTAGTTACAGACACCCATTGTTTAAATGTATTAGAAATTACGAATAATGAATATATTTTATTTACATGAAGACCCTTATCTTGCTGCAAGTTATGTATATGACAAGCACAAGGTAAAAATGATATTAGAGTCGGCCCAGATGTTGTGTACAGCACACCATGCGTATGACAACGGTCATAATGTACCTTATAAACAGGCGCATTTAAACCATCCGTCTACAATATGGGTGCGTGAGAATACTCATCATTACTACTGGTTATACTTACATATGCTAGCTTTAGGCGATGAGTATACTAAACGTTATGGAAAGCATCATTTATCTATAACTAAATGTGCTGAACCATTACTCAGACCACCATCTGGTATGCCGACCAAAAAATTTAAACAACCTCCGCAGTGTATGCCGGAAGAACATAAACGCCAAAATGCTATACACGGTTACTGGCGATATTATATTATTGATAAACGAAAAATTTGTAATAAAAATGAAACACCCTACGAATTCAACACGGTTCCAATCGATGTTCTTGATCGTTATTATAACGGTATTTGTGGCACAGGTTAGTTGCCTTGCTACTATGATTTGGGCGGTAGATTTACCTCCTGATAGATATACTTCTTTAGAAAACAGGTGGTTAAATTGGCCTGAAAAAGAATGTTATACAAAAGAAAATATTGAATTATTAATCGAAGGTCCTCCGGGCCAAAAATATTTAAGTAATTATGAGCAAAATGAGAAAACATATATTGCATCAATACAAAGTAAACTTATTCGGTTTACAAGATAAAATTAAAAATTTTAGAAAACCTAGAAAAACTAGGACAAAAGCTTTTAAGAATAAATAAGTAACTAGCTAATGTCATATGAAAGAAATATAAAATGGTTAAACGACAGGCGAGTTGTGTACAGGCAAGACCCAGACACTGACAAACCTACTGTTGAAACAGAACAATACAAATACTACGAAAAAGGTACGTATCAATGTTATCATTTGTTTAATAGCAAAGCTAAGATAACTACATATAAATCTTTAAAGTGGCACATGCTTGTTTTATATTATTTAAACAGGGATGGTGTTGAGTATGATTATGTTTCAATAAAAGATGACATGAGAAGTGTTTTTAAGTTTATAGCAAATAAAGAAAATGGTTTTGTAACTTTCTTTATACAACAAAAAACATTAAATGATATGATAGAAGATGTGTTTAATCAAGGTGGTGACCCACCTGCAAACAAGCTACGTAAAGTAGTATTTAAACCATATTGTGGATTAAGCTTAAATGAAAAACTAAGTATTGTAGGTAAGCTAATAGGAAGATCTAGCATGGGTAAATCAGACATATATAATGCTATGATTGACTTAAATTATTATAACAAAAAAATAACAATTAAATCAATTGCTAGCTTGCTTAATTGCTCTACAAGAACTATACATAGACATATGTGCGACGCTTTAAAACAAGAAAAACAAATATTAAATGAAGAAATATAATATTAAAAACTATGTACGTTATAAAAATGACGTAATAGCTAATCAACCTAAGGAAAAACCTTTAGCAGAGTATAGTAACAAAGAGCTTACTTATAAGTTTTTGCCTTTAGTAGAAAATATAGCTAGAAAATTTTCAACAAGTCAACAGGCTTCAGGCGTTATGTCTATAATGGATTTAATGCAAGAAGGTAATTTAAGTCTTGTTAAAGCTATAGATCGAATTGATTGGATTAAATTAAACAACTCAGACGACAAAGAAAAAACATTAAAATCTTTCTTATCAAAACGAATTAAAGGAGGTATTAGAAGAGGTATTGATATTAATAGAGGTGATATGAGAATACCAGAGCATAAGCTAAACGAAATACGTAAGAACAATGGTAAAGATCAAAAGATGGTTGCAATGTTTTTTAATAGTATGTTTTTATCTATTGATGATAAACCTAAAAACAATGATGATGAAGAGAATATGATATATCAAATAGCAGATAAATCTGAGCCATATAATATTGCGTTATTAAATATTTATTTAACTGGTTTATTAAAGAAACATCTTAATGAACGAGAATATCAAGTTTTAAGATTAAGCTATGGTTTAGACTGTGAAAAACATTCAGCAAACAGAATAGCAGAAATCTTAAACATAGAGGGAAGCAGTGCTTATGTACGTGTTTCAGAGCTTAAAAAACAAGCTGTAGATAAACTAATTGATAGTGTTGATCACTCGCAAGTGCTTGACTATCTGTAGTTTACCTTTGTAAAACTTAATTTAAACATGTAATTATATTATTATGACCATAAACCAAAAGTTAGCCACAATTCAAACAAAATTTAAATCGAAGAAGAGTAGATTTAATTCATTCGGCAAATATTACTTCAGATCAGCCGAAGACATTCTCGAAGCAACAAAACCCTATTTATTAGAATTAGGAGTATCAGTAACAATAAGTGAAAAATTAATTTCACCTGAACCTATGCCTATTATAGAGAGTTGTGCTGTTATATCTGATGGTAAAGATAAAATACCTGCTACAGCTTTAGTTGGTGTTGATCTTAACCAAAAAGGTATGCAAACACCACAACAGTTCGGTACAGCCTCGAGCTATGGTAAGAAGTATGCACTAGGAAATTTATTCCTAATTGATGATACTCAAGACAGTGATGCTACCAATAACCACAAAGAAAACTTAAAAGATATATCAGAAGCTAAAAGATATGTAAAGTCTGGTGGTAAAATAGATCAAATAAAAAAGAAGTATCAATTAACACCTCAACAAGAGGCAGCATTAAAAGCTGAAACAGTCTAAACATATGACAAAACAAGAGGTTATTGAAAAGCTTAAAATTGATGAGCATTATTACGGTGATTTTGGTAAACAATATCTAAGTAATAGTGACATTAGAGCTTTATTACATAACCCTTTAGCTTTAGGAGCAGCGTCAGAACAACGACCTGCGTTTCTAGTCGGCGGATATTTTCATACCTCTATTCTTGAGCCAGACAAGCTTAAGAAATTTAAGGTAATACCTTCGTCAACTAGAAATACTAAAGTTTATAAAGAGATGTCAGGTGGCGAATTATGCTTATTACAACACGAAGTAGATCTTATAGAGAAACTAACAGAAAGCGTGTTAAACAATAAAGTTTGTAAAAGCTTAATACGTGTAGGTAATATAGACTACGAACAACCTAACATTGCAGAAATAGAAGGACAAATGTGGAAAGGTAAAGCTGACATAGTTAATCACGATGAAAAGCTTATTATCGATCTTAAAACTACAGCTGATCTTTCTAAATTTAAAAGCTCGGCTTATCGTTATAATTACGATAGTCAAGCCTATATTTATAGTAAACTATTTGGTTATGAATTTTTATTTATAGCGATAGACAAAACAAGCCACCAAATAGGATTATTTGATTGTTCTACTGATTTTTATGAATCAGGTCAGGATAAAGTAAAAAGAGCTGCTGAAGCATATGATTTATTTTATAAAACAGAATCATTTGACCCGAAGCAATATTTTATCGCTAAAACACTTTAATTATATTTTATTATGGGTAGAAAAAGAAAAATAACAACAAAGCAATGTGCAATGACTGGAATGAATTTTCCTGTAACTGAATTTTATGTTAATAATAGTACTAATGATGGCTTACATCCTTACTCTAAAAAAGCAGATAACTTCAGAAGAAGAACTGGCATGAATGCGTCAGATCTTAGAACTATGTTTAATAACTTATTTCAAACAACTGTATAATGGCAAGTATAATAGCTACAAGTATTGACCTTACAAAAATACCTAAAGACAAAATTGTTGAAGGTAAAAAAGGTAAATACTTACCAATAACAATTACATTAAACGATGAGCTTGACCAGTTTGGTAACAACGGTCCTGTTTGTGTACAACAAACAAAAGACGAAAGAGATGCTAAAACTGAAAAAGTTTATTTAGGTAATGTAAAGGTTGTATGGACAAATGACCAAAACGTTGGTACAGCTCCTAAAACACAACCTACAATAAATCCGGTGAAAGAACCGGTAGATGATTTACCATTTTAAATTATATAGATGCAAGTAAACAACACGGAGATTAACGGATTTTTGATCGACCAGTTTAACCAACACAACCTAAAGGTTGGTGCAACGCAGGGGATTTGTCCCCTGTGTTCGTCTGGTAGGAAACCTAAAAATCAAAAAGCAAAATGTGCTAGTTATGATTGGGAAAGAGGACTTGGTACTTGTCATCACTGTGATTCATCATTTCAATTACATACATATCAACGCAAAGGGTCAGCGAATAAAAATTATTCTAGGCCTGATGCGTTGAATTGTGTTGACCCTAAACAGCTCAGCAAAAAAGTATATAATTGGTTTGTGTCACGAGGCATATCTAATAAAACCTTAAATGAATTAAATATAACAGAAGGTAAAGAGTTTATGCCACAGACAGGTAAGTCTGAAAACACTATACAGTTTAACTATATAATGGGTGATGAACTTATTAATATAAAATATAGAGACGGTAGAAAAAACTTTAAACTTTATAAAGGAGCTGAAAAAATATTTTATAATATAAACAGTATAGTTGGTTATGACAATTGTGTTATAACCGAAGGTGAAATGGATGTATTAGCTTTACATGAAGCTGGTATTACAAACGCTATATCAGTTCCTAACGGCGCTACATTAAATAGCAACAACTTAGATTATTTAGATAATTGTATAGATTATTTTGAAGACAAAGAAAGAATAATACTAGCTGTTGATGATGATGAGCCAGGTTTAGCTTTACAACAAGAGCTAATAAGAAGACTAGGTGCTGAAGTTTGTTTTTTATCTAGCTTTGATGACTGTAAAGATGCTAACGAATATTTAATAAAATATGGAAAAGAAGAACTTATACAAAGAATCAACCAAGCAAGACCTGTACCACTTGAAAATGTTACAACGTTCAAAGATATTGAAGATGAAGTTACTGACTTTGTTCGTAATGGCTTTAAGAAAGGATTTCAGGTTGGCTTACAGAATTTTGATAACATTTTTTCTACTTATACCGGTCAATTTATTACTGTTACTGGCATACCTAGTTCGGGCAAATCCGACTTCGTTGACCAAATGGTTGTCGGATATAACCGTAACTATAATTGGAAGACGGCTTTTGCATCACCAGAAAATGCGCCAACGTATTTACATGCTCATAAATTAATGAGGAAAGTTTGGGAAGATATGCCTACACAACAGGATATTGGAACAAACAAATGGAAACAAGTCGCAGAACACGTTAATGATAATTTCTTTTTCATTGATATGGAAAGATATACTCTTGAATCTGTACTGCGAAAAGGTGCTGAGCTTGTAAAACGTAAAGGTATAAAGTGTTTAGTTATAGACCCTTTTAATAAGATTAGAGATGTTGATTGTAAAACTGAAGATGTAAACAGATATACAATGGAGTACTTAACTAAAATAGAAACGTTTGCAAAAAAGTTTGATGTTTTAGTTTTTATAGTAGCTCATCCAACTAAAATGTATAAAGATAAAGAAGGTAAAATAGAAGAGCCTACAATGTATAATATAAAAGGCGGTGGTGAATGGTATGATGCTAGTTACCATGGTTTATTAGTACATAGAGATTATGAAGCTAAAACAGTAAAAGCTAAAGTACTTAAAGTTAAGTTTCAAAACTTAGGTGAAAACGGAGCTGAAGCTCATTTTAAATGGGAAAGAAGATCTGGTTGTTTTATACCTCATGAAATGGCTAAACTAGAAGAAGAGGCTATGCCTTGGGAATAATGGCACCAGCTAGAAAACGTAAAACATTAATGGCTGCTCCTAAATGGACTAAGGAAGATAAGATAGCTTATAATTGGTGTATAAACAATGGTATAAAAATAGGGCCATGGGCTTGTTCAAGTGATAGAGATAATTATTACTGGTGGATTGATGTAAATGTAAATGGTAAAAAAGTAAGATCACCTTATAAATATAACGGAAAACAAGTTATGGATAAAATATTTGAATTATATAGATTTTATTATGACAAAAACAAAGTTTAAAACAGCAAGCGATGCTTTTAATTATTTCTTTCCATTGATAATGTTTAATGGTGTAGATTTTGATAACACAAAAGCTTTATTTAATATAGGTTTTTATATTGAAAAGCCTATGGACAATAAAATTTTAGCTAAACATAGAAAATGGAATTATGATTATGCAGAAGCAGAGTGGCAATGGTATTTATCTGGCAACCCTAATATTAAAAAGCTAGGTGAAATATACGGTAAAATACCTTTAATATGGGAACGTATGGCTGACAGTGATGGCAACGTTAATAGTAACTATGGTTATCAATGGCAACGTAATCATCAACTAGATTATGTTGTTGCTAAATTAAAAGATAATTCTAACACTAGACACGCGGCTATAAGTATATATGACTGTAAAGAATTTAAAATATACCGTAAAGATACACCTTGTACTTATGCGGTTCAGTTTACAGTATTAAACAATAAGCTTAATATGTCAGTTGTAATGCGTTCTAATGATCTCTGGTACGGTTTCTGTAACGATCAATACTGTTTTTCAAAGTTACAAGAATTAGTTGCAGAGAGAACAGGATATGAAATAGGTACATATTATCATTTTGCACACAACTTACATTTGTATAACGATAAAATAAAATAATATGTATTATTTATACCACATACCGGGTAAAAAGATTGGTGTTACGCGTGATCTTAATAAACGTGTTACATTAATTCAGGGCTACAGCCCTAGTGAATATGAAGTTCTTGATCGCAGTGATGATATAAATTATATATCAAACAAAGAGATAGAACTTCAAAAGTCTTATGGCTATAAAGTTGATAGAAAATTATATAAAAATTTATTTAAAAAAATGAAAATAAACGTAACACAACAAACAACTACGTTTCCTTATAATGTAGATGATTTAGAAAATTATTTATTTAAAAACGTAGGTTTAAGCTGGACTCATGAAGAGTTTGGTAAATTTGAAATAACAGATGAAAATATACCTTGGATATTAGCTAATGTTAAAACATCAATGTATAATCCTAACAGATGTTATATTTATAATAAAGCTTTTTACGAAGCTTATTTTAATCCTGTTCATAATCCTGATGTAAAAACATCAAGCAATGAAATATATGATTTAATACGTAATTGGGCTGCTGTTAGAGGTATATATGAAAGTGGCGATAGTAAAACTCAATATGTTAAATTGCAAGAAGAAGCTGGAGAACTTGCTAAAGCATTATTATCTAATGATAAACCAGAAATAAAAGATGCTATAGGAGATATAATAGTAGTATTAACAAACTTAGCTTATTTAGAAGGATTCCAAATAGAAGACTGTATTGAAACTGCTTATGTTGAAATATGTCAAAGAAAAGGTAAAATGATTAACGGTACATTTGTAAAAGATGAAAATTAAAACTAAAGATAAAATAGTTCAAACTGTCTTAAGAAAGATGGATGAGCGCAGTTTAATAGGCCAAAAGAAATATGGAGCTACAATGATGGAAGAAATTAAAGGCCAGAAAAAAGATCTCAATAGATTTCTTATTGATGTTCAAGAAGAACTAATGGATTCATTGTTATATTTAGAATCAGCAAGAGCTTGTCTACAAAATGAAGTAGAAGAGTGTATGTTGAAACAAGCTAATGATGTTTCAAATATTAATGTTTATGAAGAAGAAATACTCTAAAAAACGAGGTCCTGTTAGAAGCAAAAAAATTAAACATGACGGTATTAAGTTTGCTTCAGGTCTAGAAGTTTATATGTATAAAGCTTTGAAAGAAGCTAATATAGTTGCTGAATATGAACCTGTAAGTTATACTTTAATGGAAGGTTTTGATTTTGAAGCAAATTCTTTTGAAAGATGTGGTAATGGTAAAGGTGATTTTAAAAATAGAGGTTGTAAAAAAATACTACCAATAACCTATAAACCAGATTTTGTAGGTAGAGATTTTGTAATTGAATGTAAAGGAAGAGCTAACGAGTCTTTTCCTTTACGTTGGAAGTTATTTAAATCTTGGCTTTCATTAAATGCACCAAAAATAATTTTATTTAAACCTCAAAATAACTCTGAATGTGATCTTACTATTAGACACATTAAAAGTATGAGAAAAAACAAAAGAAATAATGCTAAGAAAAAACAAACAAGTCTCTAAAAATATAGCTAGAATTAAATATAAAGAGAGAAAAATAGATCATTATATAAAATGGTCTATAACTAAAAGAGGTTTTTTAAAATGGAAAGACCTTGTTAATATACACAATAAATATAATATTAAATGTTATGGCTAAAAAATATACAGGTTGGGAAATGTCTGCTGGAATATTTCCAGGTATTTTATTTGGCATAAGAACATATGAAGATGGTGATTTTAGAGTAGATCACGTTTTATATCTATGCTTTATAGATATTTGTTTAACTTTTTTTTACGAAGAATAATGGCAAAAAGAATAGCAATATCAACTTATATAACTAAACACAAGAAAAGAAGACCTGGCGTTCATTCAAAAAATGCCTCTAAAGGACAGTCAGGTTATAAAAAACAATACAGAGGCCAAGGAAGATAATGGCAGCACCAATATTTACAAAAAGAATACCTTATAAACCTTTTGAATATCCTGAGTATTATACAGAAGGTTGGTTAAAACAAGCTCAGGCGTTTTGGTTACATACAGAAATACCTATGTCTGGTGATGTTAAAGACTGGAACGAAAAACTAACTAAAGAAGAAAAAAACTTAGTAGGTAATATACTATTAGGTTTTGCTCAAACAGAGTGTGCAGTATCTGATTACTGGACACAAAAAGTCGTATCATGGTTTCCTAAACATGAGATACAGCAAATGGCTATGATGTTCGGCTCACAAGAAACAATACACGCTGTAGCTTATAGTTATTTAAATGAAACACTTGGCCTCGAAGATTACGAAGCTTTTTTACACGAGCCTGCGACCGCTGCAAGGTTTGATAACTTGGTTAGTTATGACGGGTCCGATCCTGTCGGTATTGGTAAGTCTATTGCTACTTTTTCTGCTTTTGCTGAAGGGGTTAGCTTATATTCTGCCTTTGCTGTATTATATAGTTTTCAAATGAGAAACTTATTAAAAGGTATAGGTCAACAAATGAAATGGTCTGTAAGAGATGAATCGTTACATAGCAAAATGGGTTGTAAGTTGTTTAGACATATGTGTTCACAAATACCAAAATTAAAAGAACAATGTAAGCCACATATATTTGAAGCAGCGTTAACAATGCATAATGCTGAAATGGATTACATAAGTAAGATATTTGAAATGGGTGATATAGAAGGTATAACACAATACGATCTTAAACATTTTATTAAGAAAAGAGTTGGTGATAAACTTGCTGAACTTGGTTATACAGATAAAAAATACAAACAATGGGACTTTACTTTTTATGATGAAAAATCAATTAATAAAATGGCTTGGTTTGACCATCTTACCGGGGGCCATACCCATACTGATTTTTTTGCTATTAGGCCGACTGACTATAGCAAAGCAAATGAAGGAGAAGATTTTGAAGACATATGGTAACAAAAAGAAAAATACTAAGAATAATAGCAACAACTAAAAGGCTTACACCTTTACAGAAAATGTCAAGCAGAATAGGTTATATGGGTGCTGGTTTTTTAGTTGCAGCTCAATGGACTATAGAACCTAAGTTGTATATACTAGGTTTTATATGTGTTATGATACAAACTGCAGCTAGAAAACAATGGAACTTAGTTGCTTTAAATATTAACGGCTTGTTTGCCTGGACAAAACATTTAATATCATGAAAGAAAATAAATTAATTTTAATGCAAAAAAAAATAGATCAATTAACAAATGTTGCTAATGGCCTGATAAAAAAACTTCAACAAGTAGATGTAATGTGTAAAGGTACTTTAACTGCTTTTCAATTACATATAGGTGAAGACACGTGGAAAAAATTAGTTGAAGAACTACAAGATGTAGAAAAAAGAGCTCAACCAGAAAAAAAGTTTGAAACAGATGTGGAATAAAGACTGGAAAAAAGGTGTTGATTACCCAAGTTGGGGAGACACTGATGTATATAAAAAAACTATTGGTGGTGGTTATTTATATAATGGAGAAACACCTAAACAAGCTTATGAAAGAGTTTGTTATAATGTAGCAAGACGTTTAGAACGTCCTGAATTAGCTGATGTATTTTTTGATTATATATGGAAAGGTTGGTTATGCTTAGCTTCACCAGTGCTTTCTAATACAGGTACAGACAGAGGTTTACCTATATCTTGTTTTGGTATTGATGTTGCAGATAGTATATGGGACATTGGCCAGAAAAATTTAGAAATGATGCTACTCGCTAAACACGGCGGTGGAGTTGGTATCGGTATTAATCAAATAAGACCCGCCGGAGCTAAAATAAAAGGAAATGGAACATCTGATGGAACTGTGCCTTTTTGTAAGATATATGATTCAACAATACTTGCCACTAATCAAGGATCTGTCAGAAGAGGAGCTGCTAGCGTTAACATTAACATTGAACACCCCGATTTTGAAGAATGGCTCGAAATACGAGAACCTAAAGGAGACGTTAATCGTCAATCGCTCAACCTCCACCAGTGCGCTGTGGTCGGTGATAAGTTCATGCGAAGAGTTGAAGGAGGAGATAAAACATCTAGAAGGTTATGGGGAAAGTTATTACAAAAGCGTAAAGCAACTGGAGAACCTTATATCTTATTTAAGGGAAATACAAACAAAAGTAACCCAAGAGCTTACAAAAAAAACGGACTTAAGGTACATATGACAAACATATGTAGTGAAATAACATTACATACAGATGAGTCTCATAGTTTTGTTTGCTGCTTGTCATCGTTAAACCTAGCTAAATACGATGAGTGGAAAGGAACTAATTTAATATATGACGCTATATGGTTTTTAGATGGCGTACTAGAAGAATTTATACAAAAATCAAAAGGTAAAGTTGGATTTCATAATTCAGTTAGATCAGCAGAAAAAGGTAGAGCTTTAGGCCTAGGTGTTTTAGGTTGGCATACTTATCTGCAAGAAAAAGGTTTACCTTTTGAAGGATTATTATCACAATATGAAACAAGAAAAATATTTAGTCAAATTAAAATTGAGTCTGAAAGAGCTTCAATGGCTCTTGCTGAAACTTTTGGAGAACCTCTTTGGTGTGTTGGTACTGGTTTACGTAATACCCATTTACGCGCTATTGCTCCTACCGTTAGTAACAGTAAGCTTAGTGGAAATGTTTCTGCCGGTATTGAACCGTGGGCTGCGAACGTCTTTACTGAGCAAAGTGCTAAAGGTACTTTCATAAGAAAAAACCCTACGCTTAAAAAAATATTACGTAAAAATAAAATAGATAATGAAATTATATGGAATCAAATACTAAAAGACGGAGGCTCAATACAGGGCATAAAAGCATTAGACAAAATTACATACGGGCCTCACGACATACCCGTCAAAGAAATCTTCAAAACTTTCAAAGAAATTAATCAATTAGAATTAGTTAATCAAGCAGGTATAAGACAACAATATATAGATCAAAGCGTAAGTTTAAATTTAGCTTTTCCTAGTGTTGCTACACCTAAATGGATTAATAAAGTTCATTTTGAAGCTTGGAAAAAAGGTATTAAAACCTTATACTACACTAGAACTGAATCTGTATTACGTGGAGATATTGCTGAACAAGCAATGGATGAGTCGTGTTTAAGCTGTGACGGATAACTAACGTTCGCTGGGTTGATCACCAGCGGAGGAAATGAGTGGTTGGTGGGAGTTAGTTATAATAAAAAAGGGGATCATTACGATCCCCTTGGTTACAGGAATTTTGGGTATGGTGCCCATTTTTTTTTATTCCTATTTTGTCTGAAATAACACAGTATTTATTCTACTTTGTATCTCTTCTTTAGTTGCAGATATTTTAAAGTTTAAACCTCCAGTCCATTGACCTCTTGGTTTTCCGTACTGGTCTAATAATATAATAGTTGGTACAGATTTTATACCATCTTTAATAGCTTGTTTTTGATCTTCTAAAAAAGCTTTTTGAACTTTAACATTTTTTAAACCTCTTAACTCAAAATCATTTGACTGATTCCATTTAGCGTTAATATGTAGCAATGTTAAGTTTTGTGCATTTGCTGTAAAAGCAAACATTATCAATATAATTTTAATTAAATTTTTCATCTTGTTATTTCATATAATTTATCAGTGTTCTTTTCTATTTGTTCTTTGTTTTCTTCTATATCTTCCTTTAAATCTTTTGTAGCATCTTCTATTTGTATAATAGTCGAACGTATCAACTCGTCTTTAAGTTGAAACTCCATCCTTTTAACAAACTCTTCAGGCGCTACTTGATTTTTAAGACTATCAATATCGTTTTGTAAAGTAAACCACATACTTGCCAAAGCAATAGCTCCTCCAACGATCATACCTATCGTTTTAAGGTCAAGTTGTACTTGAGTATCTTCTCCTATTTGTGTTGCCATTTATTATCTTTTATATATTTTATCTTCTATTTTATCTAATCTTTTATCGTGATTTTCGTGTACGTCTTTTATCATTTTTTCCAGATATATAAGTTTTTGATCCATTATCTCGTGAGATTCTTGTGGTGGTAATTTTTTAGCTTCTTCAATTTGAATTTTATTTTCTTCAATTTGAGAAGTTAAAGCAGAGTAAGTCATAGTTAATGATATTATTCCACTAATAACTACAATAATAGTTTTTAAATCTAAATTTAAATCTGGCTTCCCGTCGCTATCAATATCAATTCCAATTTTTTCTTGCATACTAGTTTTTAGTTTTTAAAAGTGTTTTGCCTGATGGCCTGTTTGCATTAGAAGATGGTACAGATTTTGGCTTATTAAAAGATTTACTACCACTACTACCTCTAGTACCTTTATTACTAGGTACATATATAGGTTTATAATTGTAATAGCCTGGATAATAACTTCCATAAGACCAATTGTTGTAGTATCTATGCGGATAAGATATTATATTATAATAAACATTAGGTTTTATCATATCTATCGGCAGCCTTAGAGTATCGTTTTGTTCTGTAACCGCCAATACATGAGTTATTTTAATTTTTGGTTGCTGTTGATATGTTCCACAACTAGTGGCAACCGCAGTGAGTACAAAAAGGACAATTTTCCATGTTTTCATTATTTGTTAAGTTCGATTATTTTATTTATTCTATCTTCTTCTAAACGCAAAGCTCTAATATCTTTTTTGCTTAAACCTAGTTTTATTAAACTATCAACTTGCTGAGCTTTAGTTAGCTTTTCTATTTGATCTCTTCTTTTTAAAGCATTTATTTGAGCATCAGATAAACCTTCAAACTTTTTTTCTTCTTCTAATCTTTTCTTTTCTTCTCTTTTTCTTTTTGTTTCTTCTGCTCTTTCAGTTTTTCTTCTTTCTTTTGCTTCAAGTTTTATTTGATCTGACTCTTCGTTTCTTACACCAAGATCCCAAGTTCTCCAACCTAAAGCTAAAGCTATTCTTTGCATATTACTATTTCTTGAATCTGTAACTTCTGTCAAAGCATCTATTTCTGCTATAGTTCTTTCTAAAGGTATGTTAAGCAAAGCCTCTGCTGCAGAACCTATAACTCTATATGAAGGACTTAAATTAACTCTACCATCTCTAGTTATTTCCCATCCCCTTTCTTCTATTACATCTTTTTCAAATTCTTTAGCTCTTAAAGCGTTGTTTAATTTTCTAACTTTAGAACCTATAGGAGGAGACAAGTTTATAGCTTCAATTATTATATCAGCATTGTCTTTTGCAAAAGGATCTTTTTGTTCGTTTTGATAATATTTAACTATAGTATTTTTTGCTGTAGCCGCTATTGCTCCATAAACCCCAGAACCTCTTAATATAGTGTCAACCATATTATTTATTATTCTTACGTTTTTTATTTGAGCTGCTTTTTCTTTATCTGTTTCTTCTTCTTCTGGATTTTCTTCTGAAAAACCTGGTATTAAAGCAAATAAAGCATTTTGTAAAGCAGAGAACATAAAGTTTTGTACAGCTCCATAATAAATTATTTTACTTATATGGGTTTTTGCATCACCTCTTCCAGCTATTAAATCTTGCGCAGCACGCTTCATAAGTCTAGTATACTGCATTGGAGTGTTTTGAAAAGCTAATATTAATCTACCAAGTGGACTTGCTTGTTGAGGTGAAATCATTGAAGGATCTGCTGATTGCTGAGATTCTTCTGATATTCTTGAAAAATCTTCAAAAGCTTTTTTCTCTGCTTCAACATCTGATAACCCTTGTTTTTTATAAGTGTTTATTCTGTTTCTATAAAAAGTAGCTCCACCTGATGCTATAGCAAAACTGTCAGCCATTTGTGTTGGTAAAAAACCTTTTTTAAGCAACCAAGATAGTGCTGCTTCTGCTTTGTTTGTAGCATTTTTAACAGCACTAGCAAGCTCAGCTTCATTTATATCACCTTTTAAACCAGCTCTTCTTTCTTTTAATTTATCAGAATTAAAAATTGTAGCAAAGTCTTTCCAATATTGAGGCTGATTACCAAAAGCTATAGCAGCTTTTAAAGGGTTGTTGTCACTCCAGTTTATAAAGTTTATACTTGATATTGTTTGTAATAATGCAGATTTTCTGTTAAAAAACATTATTGCTCCAATAGATCTATTTACCCAGTTGTTAAAAGAGTTTGTTAACCTGCTAGAACCAGAAGGTCTGTTTGTACCATTTTTCATACGATACAATATATCTTGTATAGCTTCTTTTACATTATAACCGTAAGCTGCTTCTACTTTATTTAAATTATCTCTATTAAATATCTGTTCAGAGTTAGGTATAAAGCCTGAGTTTTCAAAAAACTTTTTTCTACCTGCACCTTGTGTTAAACGATGTAGATCTGATTGTATAGTTTGTACGTCAAAACCTCCGTTAGGCGACAACCAAGTGTCTTGTTTTGTTATTAGCTGCAGCCCTTGAGCAAAAGAAACCATTGTAGGATCGTTTTTAATAGCATCTATCAACAGTTTAGCATCTCTTGCTGATAAACCTGCCTCTTTTAAATTATAACCTGACTCATTCATTAAATAAGCTCTAACAGCTTGGTCAAAGCTATATTCTGTATTAGCTATTTTAGTGTTTAATTTTCCTGCAGCTTCTGGGCTTAGTTTAAGCAAAGCTGTATAATCAGCTTTTAAAGTTCTTCTAAATGTTTCTATTTGAGAAACTCCTTGTAAATAAGGTTTAATTAAATTATTATCAAAAAACTCAAATTGTTTTTCACCTTTTTTACCTTTACCTAAAAATGTATATATTAATCCTTTAAAATCTTCAGCACCTGGTGGTAAGAAAAACTTAAATCTGCCTTTGTCTCTACCTTGTCTTCTTGCTACTATTTCAGAATATACCGCTTCAGCTTTTATACCTTTATTTTCTTGTATTATACTATTAAAGTCTTTGCTTAAATCTTTAGGTTCATTTTGTTTTCTTTTTTCTATAGCCTTTTTACCTTTTACACTTTTAGAAAATACTATTCCGTTATCTAATGTTTGATATTTTTTTGTTGCAGCTTTAGCTATTACTTTACCCTCATTAGTTAAGGGTTTACCAGCAGAATCAATTCCAAAAGCATCAGAAAAAACTTTACCTTGACTAAATAAATATAAATTATTTACATCTATACCTCCATTTTCAGTAGCTACTTTTGGATTAGCATATCTTCTAAACCACTCAGTAACTCCATCAGGCATTTTTGTTTTATAAAATTTATCAACTTTAGCTCCATCAACTTCCGCTAAAGCTATAACTTTATAATTTTTAATTGCTTCAGCATAGACTTTATCAAAACTTTGTTTACTTTTATAACCTATTGCTGCGTTTATTAATAAATTATATGTATCACTCGCTGGTCTAGCGTGTTCGTACGTTACGTTTTCTTTTCCTTTTTGATAACCAAATGTTCCACCTACTACTGGAGCTATCATTTTTAATGGGTGGTTGTCTATACTTCCAACACCAGCCATATAAGTTTGTAATCCTTGTAAAAAATTTTGATCACCAGAATTAACCGCGTTTCTAATTGATTTGTAAATTCTATCCCACATTGCCTTACCTAACAAAGCATTACTATCATTCATTTTTGCTAATTCACCTGAATTATGCATTTCTACCATTGAATCCCAACCTTGTGGAAATACTTGATTATATCTTTTATTAATATATTTAAGATTTACGCCTTTAGGAAAAGGTTTACCAAAATTATTACCTTGTTCTTTTATAATATTATCAATTTCTGTTTTGCTAAAATATTGTCCTTTACTTTCTAAAAATTGCAACGCACTATCTCCTCCTTGTAAGAAAAAGCTTTTTGGAAATAATGGAAACAACTTTTGTTGTAAAAAATCTTTATATTGTTTTTTACCTTCAGCATCTTTTTTAAACTTAGGTATTTTAGTTTTTATATTTGATCGAGCTTTACTAAACACTAATGGACTTTTCATAGAGTCTAATTGTGCTTGAGTAAGTTTTACTTCTTGAGCTTGAGGACCAGCGTCTAATGTTCTACTAGTTGCTCTACCGCTCATTTGTTCAGCAACAGCTTTTAATAAACCTTTTATTATTTGAGAGTTTCTAACGTTAAAATCAGGACTTACTTTGCCATTTTTTATACCAATTGCTTCATTAAACAATTTGTTGTCGAACTGCTTAGGCGTTCTAACTTTTTTACCACTACCTAATCTTTTAGGTGGATTAAAAAATGTATTTAATATTTTTGTTCCTAAACCTAATGTTTCTCCACCTATTTTTACAGATTTACCTCTTTTTGTTTTTGATTCTACACTTGTTACGTCTGTATTAGCTTTTGTTAAAACCACATTTTTAATAAAAGGTTTTGCAGCTGATAATATTTTTTGAGCTTTCCTAGCTTCAGCAGTGCTTAAATTAGCTTTAGGATTAGTAATTTTATTTACAGGTATACCTATTGCGTCTGCTAAAACTTTATAAGGTACAACATCCATCCGTTGTTTAGGTGTTAAATCTGGATTAGATAAATCAATATTTTTTTCTGCAGCTAAAGCGTTCACACCATCCGTAAAATCTTTTTCAAACTTTTTACTATCAAAACTTGGATCTGATTTTTTTATAAAATCAAATACTTCGATTGTTGGCGTAACATCTTGTTTACTTGTTGTTTCTGTATCTAAACCAGGATCAGCAATTTGTCTAGCTCTTTCATCATCTAAGCTTGTAGTTTGGCCTGCTTCAGCTAAAGCTTCTTGTTTACCATATAAATCTGCACCTCTTCTACCTACGGTGTTATATATGTATGTTGTAAAATCTTGCTTTTTATTTGTTCTAGGATCTCTAGGCCTGTAGTTTCTTGCTATTGTAGCAAATTGTGAATCTACAAATGATTGTGCATCTTGTGTGTTTACAGTACCTTTACCCGCATCAAATTTAATAGCTGCTAACGCAACACTTGTGTATTGATTTTTTAAACTTGTTTGTTCAGCTTGAGTTAAATTATCATAACCTTTACTTGCCATGTCTGTTGCTAGGGTGTTTATATCACCTTTTTTAACAGATCTTGAAAAAGCTTCACCGCTTTTGTTACCTTTTACTTGTAAATCGCCACTTTTAAATTTTTTTCTATAATCAACTAAAAATCTTTTTACGTCACCGGCAGTAGAAAATTTACCTTTGAAACCTAAATCTTGTAAAAATTTTGCTATAAAATCTTTAATTTTACTTAAAGTTCCTTCATTAATATCTATATTGTTGTCTGTATTTTCTACTAAATCTAAATATTGAGTTAGTATTTCATCAATTCTAACGTTTTTACTTTTTAATCCTTGTATTACGTCTTGAGTGTTTTCATCAATATAGTCTCTAGACTTTAATTCATTGTCTATTGCAGCTTTAGTTTCTTCATCTAAATTGTTGTAAAAATCTATTATTGCTTGCTCACCTTGATCAGTTGACACATAGTCTGTTAAAACCTTGTGTAATATTTCATGAGCAATAACATTTATATTACCTCCTTCGTCTAAAGCTATTTTTTCATTAATATATACTTTACCATCTATTTCGTTTACAAAACCTGGTGAGTCGGCTTGTTCTTTAGTTATACCTAATTTATCTATATCAGTATTATCATCTATTATAACTAAATTTTCTCCTAATATTTGTTTACCTTTTACTAGAGAAGAAGCATAGTCTAAGTTTTCAAGTTTTTGATCTGTTCTAGTTTGTTTACCTAGTATTTCAGCTTTTTGATTTTGTATATTATCAAACTCAGTCTTTAAATTATTTTTTATTATTTTTAAAGAAGAATCACTTATTCCAGAGTTTACAGCTTTTATATATTGTTTGTTTATAGCTCTTAATTGTCTATCAAGATTTCCTAAAGTAATTAACTGGTTATAATCTAGTTTAGTTAACTTTTCCAATGTTATATTTGTATCGGAAACTATTTCTTTAACTAATCTATTACCTTGTAGTCTTAATTCTTTTCTTCCATCAGGACTTGTAACAGTTTGGTAATCTTCTAAAATAGTATTTAATTCATTTACTTTAGCTCTTATTTCTTTTTTGTTTTGTCTTGTTTGTGCTACGTTTAATAAAGCTCCGTAAACATTAGGAGCTGACTGCATTAAAGAAAAACCGTTACCTATTATAAGACCTTGAACCATAGACTCATCTAAATTGTCAAATATACTTATATCTTTGTTCAATACATATATGTCGTTAAGATTTTGAAGCGTGTTAGTAAAACCTTCTTCTACAGATTCTAAAACAGGTGTTTTGCCAAAAGCATTAGCAACCGCAAATCCAGCTTTTTTAAACTGTTGTTTTGGAATATACCTATATACATCTTTAATTCCTTGTGCTATTTTAATAGTACCAAACATCCTAGCAGGTATAGACTCTGCCGCGCCATGAACAACCGCTGCTAAAAACTTTGTTATTTGATTAGTGTTAATAGCATCATTATAAGCTTCTAATTCTTTTTCTAAATACATTTTTTCAAAAGGATCAGATTCTTTTTGTATTTTTTCTTTTAATGTTTGTATTTTTCTTTCTTCTAAACCAAAATCACTAGATTTATCTCCTAATCCTGATAAAGTAAACCAAGCTGTAGCAACACCAGGCCCAGCAAAAGCCATAGCACTATTTGGAATATTATTCATTACAGCGTCTAAACTATAGTTTATAAAATCATCTGTATTATTTATATTTTCAAGTTTTATAGTTTTAGGCAGCTTTGTTTCTCTTATATTGTTTAGATATTCTGCTGTATCTAATGTTTGGTTTCGTTGACTTCTAAGCCAGTTAACAGCACCACTACTACTTTTAGCGTCAGGGTTTATTGATCTAGTAGAATATTCAACTATGCCAGGCACACCTCTATACGCTTGAGTTATTAGTTCTCCAAGCTCAATACCGGCTAACTTTATATTGTTTAATGCTTCTTTCCCAGCTTGAATAAGTTGGTCAGCATTTGAGTAGCTTCTTTGCCAAACGTCTATAGCTTGTTTAGCTGAAGCGTTTTCGTCTAAATCTAGTATTTGTTTATTACTTATTTTTTCATATTCATTAACTAAAACATTTCTTTGTTTAACTAACGAATTAAAATTTTCATAAAAAACAGCAGTAGGCTCTACTTTATTTGAATCAAACTGATTACCAATAAAGCCTTGCATGTTTTTTAGTTTTTTGTCTATTTCAAAAACTTCACCACCTACTAATTTTCCTTTTTCATCTACATCAGCTATATTATTTTTTTCTTTTTCTAATTTTAACTGTTGTTCTTCAAATATTTTTTGTTGGGCTTTTTGTTTTTGTGAAATAATCTCTCTAGAACTATTATCTACATTTTCAAGAAAATCTCTTTGTTTGTTTTCTATTCTTATATTTTGCTCTTTTAATATATCTTCTTCTGTAGGATTAGGTATTGTTCCGTCGTCTTGATACTTTAAATAATCTTCATAAGTTAAGTCAGAGCTTTCAAAAAACTTTTTTAATTGTGATTCACTTCTTGACTTAAGAGAAGGTTGATAACCTCTTGAAGGAATGCCAAAAGGCTTATAATATCTAGCTTCTTTAAATATTTTTTCTTTTGATTTTTTTAAATCATCTATTATATCCTGTTGATCTTCATCAGATAAAGATATAGCATTATAGTTGTCTAAAATTCCTTGTTCTTCTTCTGTAAACTCAGCATTTTTTAAAGCCTCGGTGTTATTAATACACTGTCTGTATTGTGTAGAATTTTCACCGTATATCTGTTTTAGTTCTTCGCAACTCATATTATGATATTACTTCTTCTGTAACTTCTTCTGTAACTTGTTCTGTAACTTCTTCTTGTGGCTGTTCTTTAGCTCTTGGCTCTCCTATTGGAAATTTATTACCAACTTCTTTTTCTAAAAACCATACCTTATAATCTTCAGTAAATTTTTTTTCTTGTTCTTTTGTTAAAGCTTTTGCTGGTTGTAAATAATTATCTGTAACTGTAGATAATATATTATTATTAAAAGCTATTGCTTGATCGTAACCTTCTTGTTGTTCTAATAAACCTGCTGTTATCTTGTTCATTTCAGTATTAAACTGTAAACTTCTTTTTATAGCTTCTTTATCTACAATATAAAAATCTTGAACTGTATTTTGGTTTATTGATTCTTGTTTTATTTCAACTTCTCCCTTAGAATCTTTTTTTCTATAAGGTTCTGTTACTCCGCCTGTTAAAACAGGGTTATTACCAATTTTTTGTTGTTCAAAAATTTCAGTACTTAATAATTTAAAATCATTATTTTCTTTTGTAGTGTCAGGTATAGAAACAAACATTTCTTGAGACTCTGAAAGCTTGTTTAACTTGTTTAAGTATATTCTTTCTACAAATCCTTCACTATCATATAAATCATAAGCAAGCATGTTTATGTTTCCTTGATCTGCTACTATATTTATAATACCTTTTAAATCATCTGCAAATATATTCATAGCTTTATATCTACTATGAGGTGTTCCCATTAAATCTACACCGCCCATCATACCTGCTTTCTGAACAGCTGGTGTCCAAACTTGAACATTTGACAATATATTTTCTAAAGCGTTTTTTATAACTTCTACGCTTTTTACAATATCTTCTGCATATTTTCTATCAACAACAGGATTTTTGCTAGTGTTGTTTTGTAGCTTTATTTGAATATCAGAATATATTTTTATAAAAGGATCATATAACTTAGAATAATCAACTTCTATATCTTTGCTATCATTATACCCAAGTTCATAACTAGCTTGTGAATATTGTTGCGCTACTTTAAATTGATTTTCTTCGTTAAGGCGTTTGTTTTCTAATAGTTTTTCTTTTAATCCCATGTTTTAAATTTTATTAACTGTCAGAGTTTGGGTTTAAGTCATCACCAAAAGCACCTAAAGCCGCGGCTCCATCAAGACCCTCACCAACAGCACTCCAAGTAGCGGCTATAGCGTTAGATTTTCGTTGTGCTGCGCCTAGTTCTCTTCTTTTTGCTGACTCTTTTTGCTCTCTTACATAATCTATTTTATCTGTTTCTCTTCTTTCTAAAGCGTTAAACTCAAAAGCTCTACCTGCAGCATCTGCTGTTTGAATTCTTCTACCTTCAGCTATTTGTATACCTTGTATTCTTTGACCTTCAGCTAGTTCCATCCTTTCTAATTGCTGTTGTCCTTGAGCTCTTAACTGTTCATTTCTTGCTTCTTGCTGTTCTATACTAGCAGATATACCTTTTTTACTTTGTAAAGCAGCTTGAGCTAAAGCGGTAGCACCTCCTGCGCTAGCACCAGTAGCTCTTAACGTGTCTAAAGTATTTGCTAAAGCTATATCGGTTTGCTCTGCTTGTATATCGGCAGAAGCAGTAGAAACACCTAAACTTGCAAAAGGATTACTAAGTTTACCTGATAAATCTTGCGCTAAAGCGCTTAAATCAGCAGTATTTTCATAAGGGTTTATTATTGCCTGACGACTACTTTCTAAAGATTTTAATTCAGCTGTAGCTTTCTTTTTGTCTTCGGCAGCTCTTCTTTGAGCTCGTTTTGCAGCTGCTTTTTGTGCAAATCCAGCAAATATACCTGTTATTCCACTAAATAATCCCATAATTAATTTATTAATACGATGATTCTACGACATCACTAGACACCGCAAATAATTCTTTTTTTATTGTTTTGTAATTCACATTGTTTAATTTTAGTACCACTGTAGAGAAAAACCCTTTAATACCAGAAGAGTCTTGGCCAAATATAATTTCACCTTCTGTTACAGTTGAATTATTTATTAAATTTGCAAAGTATTTGTTTTCTTTTTTCTTAAATGATGTAGAAAACATACTATTTTCTAAATCTATTAGTGTTTGTTGAAAAGTATATCTAGGTATAGGGAATATAGTATCACCTGAACTAGCGACCATAGATTCAACTTGCCAACCATCATCACCTTCATAATTAAGAGTTTTAAAGTTTTTTACTAAAGATGGATCACTGTTTAAAACTACAGTAACATCTGAGTCATAACAAATACCATAATATTGGCCATAATTACCGGTATTTTGCTTGTATATTCTAGTGTTATAAAAACTGTAAAAATCACTTACTAGGCTAGTTATAAAAACAGGTTCATAGCTATAAAAGCTAGTCCAACCTAAAACACTTTCATCAAATGATAATGTTTTAAAACCACCTGTTTGAGTCCAAAATATAACTGGTTGATTACCAGGTATTTCAGTACCTATATTACAAGTAAATTTAGCAGGGTTGGTTGTTTGTATTACAGAAACAACTTCTCCGTATAAAGTTCCAGTTACTTGACCACTCGGTGTATAAGAATATATACGCATACCTGGAACTATATTAGTGTTACCAGCGTTAAGTATTAAAGGCACGTTATTGCCAGTATTAGTTACATCATTGTTTGTTTGAGCAACTTGACCAGTTCCAGTTCTATATTGTGTGTTCTGTAAAGATAAAACGTAGTTTTTAGTATATGAATCCCAACCACCAACTATTCTTGTAGCATCTTTTAATTCATCTCTAAAAAAATCATGCATACCATAACCAGATATTTCTATAATATCTCCTCCACTAGAAAGCCTTAGTACGCATCCTCTTTTTTTGTCTGTAAAATATTTTCTATAACCATAAACAGCAAAACTAAATGGATCAGTACTTATACCATATTCTCCAGCGTAAGGAACTATTTGACCTATTACTAATCTAGCTGAAGTAACTGTTGCGTTGCCTTCTGCTGAATAAATAGCATCTTTATCTATTAAAGCTCTACTTACTTTATCTTCTTGAAAAATTATTAAGTTAGTATCTTCTGCATATAGCTTTTGAATACTTCCGTTTACAGGATCTACAGATCTTGTAATGTCTTCTGCTACAGAAAATTGATTAGTATTGTTTACACCTGTTCTTGAATTATATATTCCAGAATATATTAACGTGTTAAATCTATGTTGTTGAAGAGGATGTTCTTCATCTAAATAAGCCTTAACACCAAAGTCAACAGTAGTGTTATTATAACCACCTTTTATCCTTGATTCTTCTACATACCAGTCTTCAACAGTATTAGCACTATAAGAGCCTGGAACATCAGCAAACGGTGCTGTAGGCTGCGGGCTTGCAGCAACAACATTAGCTATCTTTTTAATTAAAAAAGTATTAAAGTATTTTACTTCTATTACAGCCATATTTTATTATCACTTATTTTAACAAGTACTTACCTGTGTTATTTTACCATCATTTCCAGCTATTCTAAAGAACCTTCTGTTTCCAACACCTGTTTGACCACAAGCATATGAATAATATCCTGCAGATGCTAAAGGTGAGCTAGCACCATTAGGGCCAGTTCTTATTATATCATTAAGGCTAGGAGATAAACTAGTTTGGTTATAATATGTAACAGTTCCACATGTAGCATTTACAGCTCCATTAATATTACAAGTTTGATTAAAAACACCTGGATCAGAAGCAGTAAAAGCATTACCAATAATACTGGAGTTTACAACAATTTGTTGAGTAGCTGTAGCACTTAACGAACCACTAGAAGTATTACCATTAGCATCTTCTAGTTTTATAGTTAAATTATGTGTTCCTACTGAGTTTGATGTTCCATTTATTTTTGATAAAACACCTGTTGTTTCATTTATACTAAAATAATTACCTGAGTTACCTGCAGATATACTAAACTTTAATTCTTGTAATTTTAATGTGGCATTAGCAGCACCGTTTACACCAGTTATAGTAGTTAAAGCTCCTGTAAAAGCTTGGTTTACATTTGTTATTGGTGATAAAGCAACACCACCATTTATAACAGGTTGAACATTTTGTAAAGAAACGTTTATGTTTAAAGCTCCTGATACAACATTGTTAGCTAAGTTTGTTATTGAAGCAGAAAGCGTATAAGTTCTTAAGCTAGCATTTTCGTTGTAAACAAAATTATCACCTACTTTTGCTATGTTATATGTATATGGAGGCGAACCACCTATTCTTGTTATTGAAAACTGATTTGAAACATCATTTCCAGCACCATCTAATGCTGTTAAAGCAGAAGAAGAAGTGTTAGTTAAGTTATTACCTAGCTGATCTACAGGCGATAATCCAGTTAAAAAATTACCAGACATTGCTTCAGTAAAAGCTGAAGAATTATGAGATGACCAACCTGTAGCGCCTTCATAACTTGTGTTTACAGCATCGTTTAATGTAGATATTAAGCCTACACTAGTTGTTTCCCAAAATATATCTAACAAAGATTCTGTAGCTTCTGTTTCATATATAGCTAAAGTTGGTTTCATTAAAGTAAAATCTTGTACTCTAGATCTACCATTAGGAGAACCTATTGTTTTAATAAACTTTAAACTAGGGTTACCATTAGGACCTACAGACAAATCACATGTAAAAGAAGTATCACTTATTATAGCTGTTACTACTCCATAAACAGTACCTACTGCTATACCTGTTGAGTCTCCTCCGTTACAGGTTACTATCATACCAACTTCAACTGGAACTGTTGGAGCGCTTGATATAGTTAAGTTTTGTGCTGCGCCTGCTGCTGGTGAGTTAGAAGATGTTGCTATTGTTGAAAGCTCTGTGTTTACTTCTAATCTAGCTATTAAAGGGTTAGTATCAAATTGATATAAACTTTGATAGTTTTGATCTAAAATAGTTTCTTGTTTAAAGTTTGAATCACTAGCTGTAGAAATACTAATAGCTAAATGATTATTAATTCCTGGATAATATTGTCTATTGCTTTCAATAAAATCGTTAGACACTCTACCGTAAAGCTTAACAGAACTTCTAAATTGTCTTTGTTCAGGGCCTATTTCAACTAAATCTCTCGGAACTTTATTTATATTGTCATTTAAAAGTACTATATTAGCTGTTTTACCTACTTCATCGCTTGGAAATAAAGCTAAATCTCCTGGCATCCTGTAAAAAAATAACTCATCTACGCCTATGCTTTGCGTTGTGCTAAATGTATAGTTAGAGGCATCTTTTTTTGTAACAATTGTTGGGTTATCTACTATTTCAGCAGGATCATCACTCGTGGCAACCATGCCTACTTGTATTAAATCATTGTCTTTTGTTCCTCCACCTAAATTTAAATAAAAACTATTTGAGGCTTGGTTTTCAGTTGTTGTTGTAGGTAATGGTTGGCCAGGATAACCAGCTAAAATACCAGGTAAATAAACATTATAGTAATCTTGCTCTGTTTGTTTTACTACTATTTTATAAGAATACCAGCCTTTAGAGTTTATATTGTAAGAATATTTTACATCAGGACCTGAAGGTAATTGTTGTAAATAATTAGAGCTTACTTGTCCATCTGTTGTAATTGTATATTTTCCAGCAGTAGGAGTGTTTACCTGTACGTTTGTTACTTTTACATAGTCTGTAAATTCTCCTTCTAAGCTTGAGTTTAAAGCTGGAATATCTGTTTGGTTAGCAGCTAACTTAAAAACGTAAGTATTTCCTGAAATAGTTGGTTGGTCACTTGCTGATGATTGAAAAGTATTATACCCGTCTCCTATTTGTACAGCATATAAACCAGGAGTTCCTTGTGAAGAATTAACAACTGAAGTTATTGGTTCGCGTAAATCTATTTTTAAAGCATCTCCAAACCAGTTTCTTATAGATCCTTGATTTGCACTAGTATTATAAGGGCTATATATTGTATCACCACCATACACAACACCATCTGTAGTGGTTGTTGCTGTTTTAACTTGTGATAACACAACATCTGATTGTCTACCAAACTTATCTATTAAAACAAAACCAACTTGATAGTTTCTGTTTTGCTTAACAGAGTGATTAGGATATTCAACCCAGTTATAATAATCTATAGTTTGAGATTTAGGACCAACGCCTACTATATAGTTTAAAAAAGCAGGTGGACTATATTTATCTAAAAAATTACCATATATAATTCTATTACCTGAACTTTCTTGAGCTAAAGCTTTAACAGGTACTTTGTCATAAACTCTAGTTGTTTGAGCAGAAGGTAAAGTTCTAAATGGTTTTCTTGATTGATAATTGTAAGTGTAAATATTTGTAGTGCTAGTAGCTGTCCAATTATTACCAGCTTCATCTGCATCATCATAATCAATAGTATCTACCACTTTTACAGCTGTAGAATCTGACTCTTTATAAAGTATATCTAATGCTTTTATTTTGTAAGAAGCTCCTACTGATGGTTGAACTTTATTTAATGTGTCTGGAAAAGGAATAAGTAGTTCTATATTTTGTACACCATTTTCCATAAAATCAACTACAGTACTTCTAAATGAATCTTTTTCTTGACCTTCTAAAAAATAACCTTTTTGTTTAGGTATAAATGCTATTTGAGTAAACGGAGCCATTAAAGAATATTCTCCATCATCAAACTCAAACCTATAGCTTAATCTTACAAATTTTGTTTCTAAAAAATCAGGATCTCCAGGCCATGTAGCAGGGCTTCCATTGTTAAAATTAAAAGTTATTTCTTCTCCAGTCATAGTCGTAGACAAGAAGTGTATTGTATCTCCGCTAGCTACACCTGTAACTGATGAGCTTAAAGTAACAGAAGTGTTTGCAACTATATTTGTTACATATATATAGTCTTGAGGTTCTATAGCAGCGTTTCCATATTCTACAACAGCCATACCTTTTTCTATTCCACTAGTATCAGCTATTAATAATGTAGATGTAGGACTTGTTGAAGTTGTTGTTTTACTTATTTTTTTTAATAAGCTTATTGGTTGATAAGGATTATATTTAGCTACTGAAATGTGGTTTTCTTCAGTATAATATGTTCCGTTTGCCGTTAAATCTAAATTAATTTTTCTAGGTTGATTTCTGTTGTCTGTCCAAAACAATAAGCTTTCTATAATATTTATACCTGTTATAGGACTATCTTTTGAAAAATTTAAAAAAGATCCTGTAACTAAAAGCGTTGCATTATTTTGGCCAGGTGTATAACTATATATGTAATGATCTGTATTATTAGTTAAATAAACTACTATAATATTTCTTGAATCAATACTTTTGTAGCCTATAACTTCTACATCGGTATGACTTAATCCAAAATCTAAAACTAATTCATTACCTCTAATAGTTTCAAGAGCACCTATATCATCGGCTTCTGATTTACCTACAGATATATTCTGCGCATCGCGATATTCACCGTTAGGTATTAACCTATCGTCCAAGTCTTTATTCATCTTGGACTTTAAGAAACTATTTTTTATTTCAGCCATATTTAATATTTAATCCATTTAGATTTATTTCTCATAACCTGAACTATTTGGTCAAGTTTAATGTTTGATAATCTAATTTTAGCATTTCTTAATTTAGCACTTTTTTCTTTTTTAAACCTTTGAACTATATATTCTTGTACACCAACGCTTGTTGACAATATAGAATATAAAACATGTGCATATAAAGCTTCTTCAGCCATTTTTGGTATTCTTTGATCTAAACCATAAGCATTACCGTCTGATATATATTCTAATATTATTAGTTTTTCTTTTAAATCATTTGAAAAAGCAAAAACACCTTTTCTATCATCTATTATAAACCAACCGTTTCTTTGGCTTGTTTCAGGGTTTAAACCATATCTTTGACCTAAAGCACCATCATAATAAGTTTTCCAATATACATCTGCTATTTCGTAATCATTTATATAAGCGCCACTAATATTTTTAGGATTATTTTCGTCCCAAGCTTTAGTTGTTCTTGAAGTGCCTTGTAAATTAGTGTTAACACTGTCTTGTGTTGGAACACCTTCGCTGTCTTGCAGCGGGGTTGCATAAGGTCTTAATGTTAACTTATTTGCAGGGTAAATCGTGTGTTGTACTCCTTGAGTATCTATAAACGAAAGTCTAACGTAGTTAACGTAGTCTTGTGGCATTATTATAGATAAATTAGGCGGAACTGTTAATTCTTGTGATCTAACACTTTTTAAAGTATCATAACTAAACTCTTGTAAACCTCTTTTAACGTGAAATATAACATCATTTCTATTTACACTTGGAATAAGTTTACCTTGGCCAACATAAGCTATTAAAAAGTTATTAACTATATCTTCAATTTTAACATACTCATAACTACCATGTGAATCCCAAACAGTATCTTCGTTTAATTGTATTTTTAAATAATTACCAGATGTTAATTTTGCATTAACAGTTACTATATTATTTGCTTCTGTCCAAGGGCTTGCAAATTGAAACCTTAATGATGTAGAAGGTGGTATTTGAGTTGTTATACTACAGCTTACGTTAGTGTTTCCAACAGGAAGATCTACTAATACTGTTCCGTATAATACACCTGTGTTAGCATCTACAACAACCATGTCTTTTAAAATGTTTGCATTAGTAACAGTTAAAGGAATACTTGTTGGATTACCTACGTTAACAGGTGCAGCTGTATTTGTACCAGTTGTAGAAGCTATAGCAGAAGTTGGGTTTAACTCTGTCCAATTATTAGCGTCAGGACTAGTAAATATTTTAAAATTGTTTAAATTATAATCATTAGTAGCAGGATCAGAATTACCAAAAACTAAACTTGTATCAAATGTACTAGTAAAAGTCTGTCCAACACCTGTTGATGTTATTGTAAACTGCTGAGCACCAGCGTAATACTGTCTATTAGTTTCGGTGATTAAACCACCATTAGGTATAGGCATAGTTTATTAACTTTTTTGATTTATATTTTCTTGTTGTATCTGTGATGCAGCAACTTGAATTATTTCAGGATTTTTTACAACAACTCCAGCATATAATAATATTTTTAATATTAACTCTGTTTGTTCTGCTGGGTGTAATTCAAAATTAAAAGAAGTGCTTGCGTTGAAAACATATGAATTGTTAGATCCAGAGCTGTAATTCCATACTGGAGGTATAGGTTTTCTTATATAGCTTACAGATAATCCATTAGTAATACTAGCTGGATAAACTGTTATTTGGTTGTTTTCGTAAGTGTAAATTGGATTAGTAGTTGTAGGTTTAGTTAAATTAGAGCTTAATAAGTGATATAGCTCGCCTCTATCAACTCTTTGTAGCTCTTCTGTAGGTAAAGCACCTACTTGAAATAAAACCTGTCCTAATCTGTAAAATTGTTTAGGATAATAATTTACTAATAATGTTAAACCAGTTATAGGTTGTGAATGAAAATTTATATTTAAACCACTTATATTATATTCTGATGGGCTTATAAGTCTACCATCACCAAACACTTCAACAACACCATCTTGAATTTGAGCAGAAGTAACAGTTATACCATTAGCATTATTTCCAATAGCATATTGAGTTGTGCCGCCAGCTGTAGCAGTTGGAGCAGTTACCATCCCTATAACAGAAGCTTTACCGCTGTTATGTCCTAATTGTTCGGGTAAGTTAAAAACGTTACTTGAAGATATTGATGTAGCGTTTCCGTGATCTTTAAATATAGATATTTTTTCGTCAAGATTTATAACTCTATCAGCGTAATCAGCGCTAGGTTGAGGCACACGTAACTGTTGGTTTAAAGTATCGAAATATGTTTCAAATATTTCTAATTGAGATTGTCCACCTATTTTATTAAACTCTAAAGGCGTCATATAACCTCTTTGTTCTTTGTTTAGTATTAATAAAACGGTTTGATATACAGTGTTTACGTTTATTGCCATTTTAATATTTTAAGTTGTAGTGATTAGGGCCACGTAGTGACCCTTCACTATAATTATAGTTACACGTTATTGTAACTTTTTCTCTATCGTTTTAAAAACTTGAACACCTTCATCGGTTTTAAACCAAGCAGCTAAAGCTGAATATGGATTTTCATCAAAAGGAACAGTCATAAGTTTTCTATCATTTGATCCCCAATGGAAACTTCTTTGATCTTGAGAAAGCTTAATTATGTTTTGTTCAGTTGCTCTGATAGCAGTATTTCTTAAACCTACATTTTCATCATTTACAATAGACATAAAGCTTGATGGGTTTTTCTTAGCCATCAAAAGTAAATCTCTTTTTATTTCTTTTGAAGTCATAGAAGAAACAGATGATCCTTTTTCAACTCGTAATATAGCTTCAGCATGATCTATATCTATTTCTTTAGCTACCATTAAAGCGTTTATTTCAGCTTCTAATTTATCAACTTCAGTTTCTGCTTGAACTGTAGGTTCAAACTCTGTATATGTAGCTTCTTTTCTTGGGTGATATAATGATAAAAGCTTTTGTAAGTTTTGTTGTTCTTTGGGTACGTTTAAAACCCCGTTTTCAAAGACTATATGCCCCATTGTAGCCTCACCTTTTTGTTCATCTACAAATGGTGAGTTTTGATTAGTTGCATATCTTAATTCTCTTTGTTCATTTTTTACTTCATCAAACCATAGTAAAGGATACCTTGTTGAATGTCTTGATGATAGTCTGTATGTTAAAGGAGACTCATTATGTAATAAAAAATAAGTTCTATCCTTGATTTCCCAGCCTGTTTTAGCTGGAGCTTCTTTTGTTTTTAATTTTGCCATGATATAATATAATTTAATAAAAAATAAAAGCCTAGGGACCCGAAGGCCCCTGTGCTTTTAATAAGTAATCTTAGTTTTTGAATAATACGAAATTATTCGCAGCTTGTACAACAAGACATCTTTCAGATAAGAAGTTAACAACCATCTCATCGATTTCAGATGTAAACGCGCCACCAGCAGTACCAGTAACCCAGTTTTTATATCTTCTATCGTCAGATTGTGAAGCTCTATATCTTACGTGCAAGAAAGGTCTTCTAATGTTTGTACCTAAAATTTGGTCATAAACAGTTGAAGTTCCAGCAGGTATTAAGACACCGTCGATGTTATTTACAGCAACAGCACCTCTTGTTGAAGCATCATTTAAGTATTTCCAGCTAGTTTTATAGAAGTCATAAGAACCTCTTCTAAATCCAGAGAAACCTAAATTTAAAGCCATATCTTCAGAGTTTTCAAACAAACCATAAGCAACTCCACCTGATAATCCAGATGAAATTTGTGCTAGCATGTCATCAAATTCTAAATCCATATCTCTATTCAAGAATAACATGTTTTCTTCAATAGCTCCTTGTGTGTCAAGGTTTTTAAGTACTGAGTCAAAGTCAGAGATACCTGTTGCTCCAGCGAATCCGCTAAATACGTTACCTCTTGCTTCAATAGCAGCAAATAAACCTTCAGAACCATGTGCATTAATAGAAGCAGAGAAGCCTGGAACGTTTGCAGCTTGAGCAGCAAAGTTTTTACCTGCAGCAGCAGCAGCTTTTTCTGATTCAATCATTGCCATTTCTAAATAGTCATCAAATCTTAATCTTGTTTCAGACTCAGATTTTAAATACCATAAGTAACCAGATGTTCCGTCTTCTGTAGCAACTTCTACCCAACCAATTTGTGCCATATCAGATCCATTGATAGCATATCTATCTTTGATGATGATTGGCTGGTTTGAAAATTGAGTAAATTGTGGCTCAATAGAAAAACTTCCACTTCCAGTTCCTTTAGCAAATAAAGAACCATAAACAAATAGCTTTAATCCACTATTATTAATACCTAAAGCATCCCAGTCATTTTGTGAAAAAGGATAACAAGTTAGGTTAGTAGTATTACCAGCTCCAGCAGCAACTGCTCCAACAATACCTTTAATTGTTACTCCTGTAGTAGGGTTCATAACAACTATAGTATCGTTAGGTGCAACAGCATTTTGTATAGTTCCAGCGTTTGTTGGTACGTTGAAAATGTCAGTAGCAGCACCTGGGCCGACTAAGTTTACACCATCATAAGATATGTGTAATCTGTTTTGTTCAGACCAAATTACTTGGTCAGATGTCATTGGCATTTCAGCGCCAACCATTCTTAAGAATCCAGATAAGGTTCTATTACCATATCTTTCAACTTCTTGCTCATATATCTCAGGAAGATATTGTTGAGCGAAATCATTTGCTCCACCATTGAAAGCCAAATAATTATTTTGCAAAGTTTGTTGTTTTGGAGACGGTACGATCGCCCCGAAAACTGGATTAATTGATCCCATAATAATTTAAAAATTTTTAGTTAAATTTACGTGTTTTGATTTTTAATTTTGAAGAATCCATACCACTTACAGCTCTGACTTTTAAACCTCCAACAAATACATCTTCTGGAGCAGTTGCTCTTGAATCTGTACTAACGTTTTTAGATTTAGCAGCAATATCTTTTACAGCATCAGCTTTACCTTGCTCATAAAAGTGTTGCGCTATTGTGTCAGCATTATTAGCGGCATACATAGCTTTATGATAACCTTTAACGTCTTTAACATTTCCTTCGTTATCTAAGAACTTCTTAATGGTGTTAGAAATATTTGACTGACTATCAGCAACATCGTTTACATTTTTAATTCCATATCTAAACTTTTTTTCTCCAACCGAAAAATCAAAACCTTTGAACTCGGGACCAAAATAACTTTTAGTGTTGTCTATAAATGTTTTATGTTGTTGTTTAGCTACTTGTTGTTCTTCGTTGTAGCGGTTGAAAAAGTCTACAGCTTTTTGTTGTTCTTGAGTAACACCGGGCTTCAACTTGATTTCCTGATAATACTTACTCTTTAAACCTTCTAAATGCTGTTTAGCTTTTGCAACTTCTTCTTTATACGCAAGCTTTGCTTTACGCACTGCTCGCGGTTCATCTACATCTTCATCCCATCCAAAATTATCTTCTATTAAGAAATTAATTTCTTCTTGATTTAAATGTGATTTCGTTTGTTTATAATACTCTCTTAATAAAGTATCATTGTCTACGTTAGAATAATCATGATTTAATCTTACATAATCTTCTAATGTGCCTCCAGTTTCATTCATAAAGTCTACAACTTTAACAATGTTTTCTGGCAACGTAGTTATATTTTCTTTTGGAACATCTTGAGATATAACCGCTTCTGGTTTATCTTGTGTTTCCATTTTTTCGCCTATTTCTATTATTTCTTCTTCTTTTTCTTTTTCTTCAACTATTTCTTCAATAATAGGTTTTACTTCTTCTTCGGCGGGCCGTACTTCTTCAGCCACTTCTTTGCTGTCGCTACTGTCTTCGGGCTTCTTGACAATAGCATCGCTATCATCTGTCTTTTGTGTTTGAACGGCATCTGTTTGTTCTTTTAATTCTTCTGTTGTTTCAACTTTTTTAGATAAATCTACTTTTATAGGCTCATCTGTTTTAACTAGTTTTTTAGGTTTTTTAACCTTAAGCTTTCCAGCTTTTTCTTGTATTTCTGACATAATATAATATAATAAAAATTAATAATTAAGAAATTTCTTCTATTTCTTTATTAACTGATTGCATTTCAAAATCAGTTGGTAGTAAATCATTTTGTCTTTGATTTATTAATTGAGACTGTTGACTAGCTTGTATTCTAGTTCTTTCGTCTTTACGATCTTCTATTTGTTTTTCTTTTGTTGTTTGAGATTTTAATTCTGCATCTTTAAGCTTCATATCATACTCAAATTTTTTAGCCATTATTTCTTTTTGTATTTGAGCTTCTGTTTGCATTCTTTGTATTTCAAAATCTGATTTAGCTTTTTCTATTTGAACTTCTGTTTCAGATAATGCCTGAGCTTTTTGCACATCAGCCATAGCTGCATTTTCCGCAGATCTACTATTAGATTCTGTTTGAGCCTGTATATTGGCCATTTGTGCTTCTTGATCTGCTTTTTGTTTTTTAACTCGTTTATATTTTAATACTTGATTTGCTAATTGTAAGTTTTTAATTTCTCTAATGTCAATAGCGTCTTCAAGAAATATTTGATTTTGCTGAAGAGCCATTTGAATATTTTGCTCAAGCATTGCTTTTTCTTCTTCTTCAGGTTCTAATTCTAAAAAAACACCAAAATCATACAAATGTAAATCATCCATTTCATTAAGAGTAGCTACATTAAATTTACCTATACTAGCTTTTAGTGAATCATTTGTTAAAGCAAAGTCTAACATATCAGATATTCTTAATGAAATATTTTCACAAGTTCTTAGTGTTAAATATAAAGCTCCGTTTAGTATATGTTTAGTTGCCGTGTTTGACGCGTTTGCAGCCATTTTTTGTAAACCAACTAAAGCATTTTTATCTGGTAAACTACCATCTCTTGCTTCATTTAACCCGGTTACATCTCTAATCATTTGTAAATAATACTGATAAGTATTTATTAAAGAACCTATTTTACCGTTAGCACTAGAAGTTTGTAGTTCTTGAATAGGAACTTTACCTCTATTAGGATCACCATCTTGAGTTAAAGATCTACCAACTATACTACCCGTTTGAAAATACATGTTTAATGCTTCTTGCGGGTTGTAGTTAGTTCCATTACCTAAATCAACTTCAGCTAAACCATCTACATCTACAAAAACACCATCTGGCACCATCCTAGCAATTACTTGTTGTAATTTTAATGAAGTTAATTGTATCATGTCAGCAAAACCAGTTATACGGTTTACAAGTGAATCAATTCTACCTTGATACATATGAGGAGCTACCATGTTGTAATTCATGTTAACCTTTGTTAAATCACTTTTAGGTCTAGTCATGTTTTTACACATTTCCCATCTTAACATTTGTTGTACTCCTAAAACTTTAGCACCACTAAATAAAACTTCTATAGATCTTGATACTCTGTCGAAATTATCGCTAGGTGGGGGATTAAAAAAGTCAGGCTTTTCTAATGCTTTTTCTAAACCTTGTTCTGTTTGTTTTATTTTAAATACTTGATCTATATATGTTTTATATTCAAAATACAAAACTTGAACTAAGTCTTTATTATAAGGCCCTCTTAAATATCCTTCTCTACCAGGATATTTTTGTATCATTTTAAGTTCTTCGTTAGTAAGATTAGGAAACTCTTTTTTAAGCTCAGCTATTGTTATAGATTTTATTTCACCTACATAATATATATCTTGAAAATTAGGATCATTTGTATAAGACCAAACTAAATTTGCTGGGTTTACATAATCAATTACAACTCCTTCTGATTTATTAAAACTTGTTTTTACTGCTCCAATACCTATAGTAACTATATCTTCAACAACTCTCTTGTTAGTTAAATTATACTTATTAAAATCTAAAACATTGTTAATTACTTCTTCTTCAGCTATTTCTATAGACTGTTTATAATTAAGCTGCATATGTACTTCAAGCTCTTCTTTACTTTGTGGTAAATTATCTGGATCTAGAGAGCTATATATATTTACTCCTAAATTTTGTTGTATGTTATCTAACAAAGGTTTACTCATCATATCTCTCATCAAAGAGTTTGCATAATTAGTTCTTTGTTTAGTAGAAAAAGGATCTTGAGCAAAAGCTTTTATTTCATAATCTTTTGAAGATATACCGTTTACTACTATGTCAACAAATTTTGGTATAATAGGTACAGGTTTCCAGTCTAAATTTAAATAAGATAAATCACCATTTATTGATAATTCATCTTTATATTTTTGTACAGATTGTTCTCCTCTAGCATATAGTCTTAGTCTATTAAAGTTTTGATAGCCAGTTTGCCATTTACCCATATTAACTTTACCGCCTCTAAACCATTCATATTCAATGGCTTGTCCAACTTTAAGCCCATACTCTAAACTAAGCTTTTCCGCGAGAGGTACCACCTGACTTGGAAACGAACTATAAGTACTTGTTTCAATCATTTATTAATTATTTTTGATTTATAACCTCTGTTATCATATTTAGAAAAATTTAAATTTACTTTTTCTTTTATAATTTCAGCAACTGGTCTGTATTTATTTTTATTACAAGCCATAATAGCTAAACCTGAACTTATTGAAGCATCATGTTTTGTTCTATTGTTTATATCGAAAGCAGCCCAATCTTCTAATGTTCTTTGAAAATACATTGTTCCATATTGTTCGTTGTTGTAACCTACAAAACTTTCAATATAAGATTCAATAGCTGCAGCGTGCGCTTGTTTTATATCTTCGCTTGAATTAGGTATTCCACCTATTTCTTTTTCAGCAACAGATAATTTATATAATGTTTTATCTGGCCTATTCATAGAGTAACCTCTATAACCTCTTCTTTTTAAATAATATAATAATCTAGGTTTATTATTTTCTGCTAATAATGGCATGCCATAAAAATACAAAGCCATTAAAACATCTTCAAAAAAAGTTTCAGCAGTTTGAGGCCTAGCAACATATTCTAAAAAAAATAAATTAGGTGGACAATTATCCATAGTAAATTTTGTTAAACCATGAAGAGAACCTTTAGATCCTCTACCGTCTACCGTTCCTGATATATCGTAACTATCACAACCAAACGCACCCATATGCTCATTAGCCGGGTATTTTTTTCCATTTTTTACAATATATCTATTTTGTTGATGTACATCAGGTACCCATGAAATTAAAAACCTTCCGTTTTTATTAGGAAAAAATCTAACGCTTGTATCTTTAATCCCATCTTCCCATTGAAAATTACCTTGAGTTATTACACCTTGTCTTTTTAAATCTTCGTTATAATCAATTTGTTCGTAAATTTTAGTTAAATTAAACAAAGATTTTTTAGTTTCATCTCTGAACGCGTGTTTTTCAGTACGTGGAAACTGTCTATATAATTCATTAAGTGCGTCTGGATCGTTCTTAAGGCCTTCTACTTCATTATCCCAGTGCTCAATGACACCGATTTCAATCTTTTGACCATCGATTCCTTTAACTCCTTGTTCTGGAGTTTCAAAGACAGGGTGTCCATAAGCATCAATGTATCCTTCGTAGTTCCATTCCATAGGTATGAACAAAGAATATAATCCTGAGCTAGTCTGTCCATTGCGGTTTCTTTTGGTAACATCTGAGTCATAATATATTTTTTTATAGTTTCTACCTCCTTTATCTAAAGCATTAGAGGTAGATCCCATCATGCATTTACCGATAATTCTACTACCTAATCTTAACGTTGTTTTTGTGACCCTCCAGTTGTTGAGTATATTTTCTGGCTTTTCCCATTTACCCGCTTCATCATGAACCAATAGCGCGAGTTTTTCCCCGTCATACGAATTGTCTCCTGTGTTTTTCCAATCGATCGTTGTGTCGAGTCCGATAATTTCCTCAAGCTTCTCGTTGTTATCCATTTTTTTACGAGTGAATCTCGACGCCGGTACTCTATAAGCAAGTTCTGTTTTCGGCCTATCCATCCCGTCTTGTATTGGTTTAAAGAAGAACGGGTAGTTGACCGATATTGGTACGATCTTGTCTGTAAACATTTTTTTAGCATCAGCCCCTGACTTTGATAAGACACCGAATCTAGCATCGCTTGATATTGTGGCCATGTTAACAGTTTCGCCTGACGCCATAAAAGAGAATCCTGAACGTCTATTCTTAAGATAACACATCCCGTATGATCGTGCGTCTGCTTTGCAAGCTTCCCAGAATATAAAGAATAATCTGTTTGCTTCCCTAAATTCTGCTTGCCCAACATCAATCTTTGACCACTGCAAATACATGTAGTGAGTACCAGTAATATATGTAGGAACACCTTTGTTGTAAAACCAAAAGCCTTCTTCCCTTCTTCTAAATTCTTCATCTATGTAACCGTGTAAATCTTTTTTAAATGTGTCGGGATATGCTTTCCAGTCAAATATAGTTTTTATTTTTTTTAACTCTGGCCTATGTTTAAATACTTCCCAGTATTGTTCTAGCTTTTTATTAGATCTTTTGTATACTTTTTCTTGTAAAGGTAAAGCTATTCGTAGGTTTTGTATTTCGTATATTTCACCTATTTTACCAGTTTTAGATATAACTATAATATCATAATCTTTATTATATCCATATTCCCATTTTTTGTTTTTATTAAAACTTTTTATTAAATGGTCTTTAATAGGTTCTACTATTTTATATAATGTTTGTTTATACATTACTTAGATCTTCTTTCAGCAAATCCACTAAAAGTGTTTTCTTTTTTTTCTGTAGGTTTGTTTTCTAAAATATTTTTTTCTTCTTCAATACGTGTCAATATTTCAAAAGCATCAAATATAGCTAGTTTTTTAGTAGCAGCTGCATTTTTTAGTCTGTCAGCAGATATATCATCTTCTGAATCCACTATAGGTTCTTTTGCAACCTTAATTAACTCATCAACTGCTTTTTGCCCAGCTTGGATTATATTCTTCTTCGTTTCCTTGACGTTCATATTTAATTACAATATCATTAGATTTCATACAGTAAAGACGCTTGTTATCAACAATAAAATCATATTCTCCGTATGGAGTATAACCTACAACGTCTCCCTCGGTTATTCCTAGCGCTTCTAACGCATTATTACCGTATTTTAGTATACCAACAAGCCTTTGTTCCAAAGAAGCGTTTATTTCATCTTTGTTTTTTAAGGGTGCAATAAAACACCTATTACCAAAAGCTTTCCATTTTTTATTATTTTTATATAAATATATTTGATCTGGCTGAACAAAATATAAGTTATCTTTAAAAAATGATCTACTATTTTTTTCGTCACCTCTAATATCATAAAACCTTCTAAAAACATTATGATGAATCATAATTAAATCACCTTGTTTTACAACTGTTTTATAAGCTAAAGGTATAGCAACTACTTTTGCTATATTATTAACAGATTTAAAACTTTCTAGCTTTGTGTTAATTATTAAGCTTTTGTCACCTAACTTAATTTTATTATTATATCGCTGACCATAAGGCTCAACAATAAAATCAAACAAGCTGTTCATTAATATTCTAAATCATATTCAACGGATATTGCCATGTTAGAATTAAATTTCTTCCACGGCAATACCTCATTGTTTTTTTTGATAAAAATGTTATAAGAATTGTCTTTTTGTTCAGATATTATATGGGATATTACATGACCACCATAAACAGACTGACCAACAGAATAATGCATTGCATCGGTTTTGTAATCAGAACCGATACTGATTTTTCTGATAACTGACGACATTATTCTTCTTTTTTATCCTCTTCTTTTTCAATTGGTGTATATGTACCATCAGTTAAATTAATATTTACTGATCCATACTCTTCTTCAAGTTCTTTTTTAAACTCTTCAGTAGATTTATTAACCTCATGAAATTTCGCTAATACTGCGGTTTTTTGGACTTCTAAGATACCTGTTTCATTTAAAAGTTGATTTAACTCTTTTTGAAAGTCTTGAATCTTTTTTAATTGGTCTTCTTTGATTTTGTTTGGTTCACTCATTTTAATTTAATTTAATTATTTGCCTATTGATTTAAATTTTTCAGCCCCTCGAGAACCAAAATAGGCAACATAAACGGTTATCAAAAGGGATTTTAAAAGGTCTATCCATCCAGAATCAATTCCAAATGAAATATCAAACCCATCTAGTAATATAAAAACAACAAGAGATACTGTTAGGAATATTAAAGTCATAGGCCTTGTATTTTTACTTAGCCAACTATCTGATTTCATATCGCTGTCCCAACGTTTTGATATTTCTTGCATTTCTATTATATCTTGCTCTAATAATTTAAGAGCTGTTTCTTTGTCCTGAGGTGGTAGGTCTTGATCTTTGTCTATTAAGTTTTTAACCATACCTAGTGCACCTTTGTCAGGCAATATATCTCCTATTACATTTATAATACCGGATTTACCTAGAAGGAATTTTCCAACCTTCGTTTCTTTAAATTTTTTTTTAGGTTTTGACATATTGTTTATTTTTTATATACACTCCAAGCTTCTTTTTCCCAAGGAAGACTTTTAGCTCCTTCATTCATTTTAGATCTTGAGTAAACTTTACCTTTCCAATACACATTTTTATCGTCATAACTAAGATCACCTCTTTTCATTTGATCTATGTGTACCATTTCATGTTTGATAACTTCTTTACGTTCAATAGGGCTATTAACATCTTTATCAACTAAAATAGCTCCATTTTTATCAGCTTTACCAACTACACCGTCTTCTAATGGAACATTATAAACTGGAGTGTTGTCTATAGGGAAAGGTTGTTTTATTTTAAAAGCCATTAATTTTGTTTATAAGGAAACATTTTATTTAAAAAAGTTTTTCGGCCTTCACAGCCACAGGGTATATTTAAACCCTGTGATACTGTGTCAACCAACTTTTTAATACCAGTTGCTTTGGTTACTTTTTCAATACTGTCTCCTAAGCCTCTAGATTTCATTACGACCAAACAACGTCTGAAACTGTAATTCCTGTAGGAAGCTGTACTTTTGCTTTTACTCCTCCTGGATTAGCTGTTAATGCATAATTAATAGCATCTCTTACAGACGGAGTTGTACCTGTGCTTGTGTGAGTAATTGTACACTCATCAATTACACCTCCGTTAAATTTAATAATTGTTGATGTTCCTAGAGCTGCGTCAACACCTACGATGTTGTCTACTCCGATTAATACGTTCCCACCATTAAGGCCTGAGCCAGATGAATGAACTTCGATAAATTTTGCCATAACTTTGATTTTTGATTTTTGTTAATGATTGTTGTTAATGTATTTATGGGTGAGTTTTTTACAGACTCTACTGTTTATATTTCATTTTCATTGGCTCCTTCATTTTTAAAGGTTTTTTGCCATAAGCTTTTAAAGGAGGATTTTGCATTTGCATTGGATCTTTCATCTTCATAGGATCTTTCATCTTCATCGGATCCTTCATCTTCATCGGATCTTTCATTTTCATAGGCTCTTTCATTTTCATTGGATCTTTCATTTCAGGAGCAGCTTCTATTGCTTTCTTTAAATGATCTGGTAATTTGTGTTGATTACCTTTTAGTTGTTTATCTAAGGGACCTCTTTTTGAAGTTCCTGGTTTCATTTGAAAAGGTCCTTTTTTCATTTGAAACATACCTTTTTTCATAGTCATACCTGCTCTTTCGTCGACAGGCATGTCTTTCATTAAGTTCTTTTTTTCTTGTTTTGCTGATTCTGCCATTTTACTATATTTTTTTATTGGGTTTTTTAATTTTGATGCTGGTGTTTTAGAAGTTGGATCTGATAATTTTACTGTTGTGTGGTCTATATCTTGAAAAACTTTTGGAACTTTATAGCTTTTTAATTCTTCTAATTGTTGATTGAAATTATCTGTAAGCGCCTGCTGCCTTGCAATATAATCTGAATCTACAGCTGTATCTACAAGGTTTTGTTTGTGATCAGAACTACTAGGATTAGATTGTAAAAAAACTTTATCTAATCTTCTAACAAAGTTACCTACATCAGTACCTCTTTTTTCTTTGTACTCTTTTTCTTTATTATGATCTCTTGCTTTAAATCTAGTTTCTCTTAATTTTTCTCTTTTATCAATTCTTGAAGTTCTTCTGTTTTGTCTTTTAGCTATCCTTTCTTCTCTTGTTTTTTTAAACAACATGATTTTAAGATTTAGAATGTTTTGACATCCATGATCTGTCAGCAATATTATTTTCTAAATAATGTAATCTTGCTTTACCAGATAGATTTTTATTGTATGCTTCTTTAGCATCGTATTTTGCTTCTTTTTTTAAATTTTTATCCATTTTTTCTTTTTTTAATGGTTGTTTCATACCGAATATAGTATCTTTACCGGCTTTTTTTAATATATTATAATTTTTATCAAAATCTTTTTCTCCACCATCAACTTTACTACCCATGTCAAATTGATCAAATTGCTTATAATATCTTTTTTGTATTGAATCTAATTTTTGTTCTCTTTTAGGATCTTTTTTAATAGACTTTAAATACTTTGCTGCTTTTTTCTTTGGATTTGGCATAACTATATTTTTAACTTAATGCAACTAAATTTTCTACGCCACCTTCCGTGCCTGTGGCAAACACTTGTACTACGCTTACTGGTAGTATTTCTCCTTTAACTGGATTGTGAAACGTTACAGTTTCATTATTTACAGTTAATACTTTTAATTTTGAACTAGCAGCGTATGTGTATGTTAATGTAGCATCAGCGGCTATAGTATCTGCTTGAGATAAAGTATAGTTGCTAGCATCTACAACAGCTGCAATTGTTAAGCCAGCGTCTGGTAAACCTGCACCTTTTACTATCATACCAGCTTTTATAAGTGGATTAGGTGATTTTAAACCAACCGCTGTAGAGTTGTTAACAGCTGTATTATCTGTAGTTGTAGTTACAGGTAATGTAGCTGGGGAGTCACCAACATATAAATTGTATTGTTTCCAAGCACCTTGAGGTGTAGTGCTTTTAGTTCTTCCGTCTATAAGCAGTGTATCACTTACTGATGGCACCACTGCAGAACTATAAGCTTCTGTGTAATAATTTCTAATCATTTTTTTTTATTTTTTATTTTTGTTTTTATTACAAAAGTTTCTAGCAGCTTCTTTACTACCAAAACCCCATTTTTTAAGAGCCATTTTAAGTTTAGTTGGTTCACCTTTAGCATCTTTTAATGCTCCAGCCATACCAGCAAACCTACATGCAAAAGAAACTCTACGTTTACCTGTCCCAGATGTTTGTCTAGTTCCAAGAGTTTTTCCTGTTTCTCTTTTATGTTTAGCCCGCATTGCGCGATTTTGCTTTTCGTAAGCTTTTTCTTTTATATTGTTTGGTGATTTACTAGCCATAATTATTCTCCGCATTTTTTACTAGGATCATCAACTCTTCTCCAGTCTTCTTTTTCAAACCAGTCTCTTAATGTAGCACCTTTTTTTCTAGCACCTTTTACATTTGTTTTTGATGATCTTTTATATTTACCTTTAGCACCGGCAGATTTTTTAGCATTTACTAATTCTTTTCTTTTTTCTTTAGACATGCTTTTTATTTTAGAAGCAGGTAAACAGGTTTTTGTTGTGCCTCCTCCTTTTTGTTTTGTAGCCGGTGAATCAGAAACTTTTACGCAACTACCTTTTGAAAACTCTTTTGTACCAGGTTTTCTTTTATAACCTTGCCAGCATGACAGTGGATTATTTTGTATATAAGGCATTTGCTTTTGTTTTATAATGTTGATACATTGCTTTACCTAAATCTAAACCGTTTTGGCTATCAGAAGCGTAATGTAATCTACCTATATTTCTACTTAAAGATATATTGTTAGCTTCTTTCATTATTTGAGATCTTAAGTTAGGATATATATCACTTAATACTAATCCTATTAATTCAGCTTGAGCTGAGTGACCTGAAGGGTAAGCTTTTGTTTTAGCAGATTTTAAATCTACAACATCTAAGTTTATATTATAGTTTTTAGCTATTTCGTTAGGTCTTGATCTTTTATGATAATTTTTTAAATTTAATATTGTTTCTCTACTGTTATTTATTAAATACTTAACTAAATCAGAAGGAAACTCATAACCATTTTTTTCTATTATCTTTTTAAAAACGTCATAAACTTCGTCATAATACTTAACAAAACTTACATCTATTTTTAAGTTATCAATTTCTTTTATTTCTTTTAAAGTTGTTAAAGAATTATCAGTTGGTGGTTTTTGATTTTTAAATTTAATTAAATTAAAATCATCAAATATATTCATCTTTTACAGCCGTGCATATTGATAAACCAGTTAGCCAACTGCACGTCTCTTTTTGTAGCTCCTGGTCGTGACTTTAGTTTTTTCACTTTACCACAAGTCACATCACCTCCATATAATTTATTTATTCGGGCTTTTAAAACTCCTCTATAAGCTTTAGGCATCTTTGCCTAGTTTTTTCATAGCTTTATTTCTAGCACATTTCATTTTGCTAGCATAGCTAGGATTTTTTTTACGATTAAAAACTATTTGCTGATTTAAACTACCTACAATAGCTTTTTTATTACCTTTTCTACTTTTAATAAGCCAACTAGCAAGAGCATCACAAGATAAATCTTTAAACTTACCTTTTGCATCAGCATATTTACTGTCTTTCCACTCTGGTCTTTTTTTAGCCATTACTTCTTTTTTGATTTACCCATTTTACCAGGTCCACCAGCTTTAGTACATCTTACTCCCCAACCAGAAGCATAAGCACTTGGCCATACTTTAAATTTTTTCTTTGCAGCAGTTTTACAAGCTGGACTAATTTTACCTTCTAAAGGTGTTTCTTTTGCTTTTATTGCCATTATATTACTTTGTATTTAGTTTTACCTTTTTCTTTATAAGCTTCTAAACATCTATTTCTATTTGCTTCTTCAGAAACGTAGCTTACATGAACCCAATTTGGATTTGTTTCTGTACCAAACTCCCATATCATCTGATCGTAATCTAAATTAGCTTTAATCCAATTAAACATTTCAGCATTAGAAGCATGTCCGTAAGTATCGTCAATATCAATAGCACAACCAATGCAATGTTGAGAGGATGTGCTTCCGCCGATAGCAGAGTTTAATTTTGGTGAGCGATAGAAACTATTTATAGCTATTGGACCACCTACAAACTTACGTAGAGGTTCAAAAACTTTTTCAGCAATAGTTTTCATATTTATTAAATCTTGCTCTCTGGGAATATTTTCAATACCTAACCGAGTAGCAGTGTGTGATTTAATAGCTTCCTTAAGCGATATATGTTCACTTATTCTATCACTCATTATAGTGAGTTTTTACTTAGCCAGCTGTGTTATAGGTCCAGCCTTATAAGGTGTATCAGCTTTTAACACCTGCATAGGATCCATACCATATCTTGGATTACCTTTTTTTAAATTTGATGGTGTATGAGGTCCACCCCATACTGCATCAGCTCCTGTTTGTCCTGGATTTTTTGCCATAATTTATGATTTATTTACTTTTTTTATAATATCTTCAAAATCAGATTCATCTATTAACTGACCTGTTACATATTTCTTACCTGAATAATGCCTAGTACCTTTTGGAAATCTTAAAGTATCTCTTACTGATTTTGGATTTTCGTTTACAACATATTGGCCTTTTTTATCAGACTTTACCGCGCCCATATCTTGTAAGTCTTGAACGTTAACAGCTTTGTATTTAGTTTTATCCATATACAAAGGCGCCATTTGATCTGGCGTTGGAGGCATTACAGGATCATCTGTTCTACGTTGTTGCATTTGCTCTGCAAGCTGTTCACCTTGAAAAAGATTATTACCTATTTCTTGAACTTTCATATTGTTTTTTAAACTGCCAGCTACATTAGGTATCATCATACTTGGCCCTTTTGCCATTTTATCTAGTCTTTCGTGCTGACTAGTGTGCATTTTAACAGCTTTTTTTAATTCAGCAGATATTTTTTTTAATTTTTGTTTATCGCTCATTTTTTAGCTTTTAGCTTTTTTATAACTGCTTCTAGTTTAGCTATTTTTTTGTCGATAGAAGAAACTTCTTTTACTTCTTCTTTTTTAGATTTTTTTGCCATAATTATTGTTTTTATCTTTGTTAGCATGTTTAATCGATGTTTGCAAAACCTTGTCCATATAAGTTTTACCTTTCATTATTTTATTTCTATGAGTGCTTGTAGGTATATCTTCTTTACCAAGCATAATACGGTACATTCTACTTATTAGCTGTTTACACTTAAATGAAACTTTATAGATATTATACTTTTGGGTTGTCCTGTTTCTAATTCTCCAAACCGTTATCCAACCTTCTTTAAGTAATCTGTTCCAGCGCCTGTTGTCCCAGCTATAAGCATAAGTACCGATTTTAAAATCGTGCTTAGTAAATAATTCTATACAGTCTAAATAAATAAGTAGTTCTAAATCTGCATCATTTAAGTTGTGATTTTTACAAGCCCATTTTCGTATAACCCTATAATGTTTTAATAAGTTTAACTTTCTAATGTCACTTGGCTCTATTCTCACAACACAATAACTACACTACTCATATTAACAACAGTGTATATTTCTTTTTTAACTTCTATTTGGTGTGCATTATTTTTATCAAAATAAATAACATCGTTTGCTTTTATTCCAACAACATCATTACCTACAGACACTACAACACCTTCTGTGTATCTTGTATCTTCTCTTTGTTTTTCTCCTAATAACAAACCACCTTTAGTTTTAGCAATACCTTGTTTTACTAAACTAACTACTAAGTTTTTACCTATTGCTTTCATCACCAACTCTTAAATTGTTAATAACACAATCAGTAGATAATATTGTAGTTGCTACTGATGAAGCATTTTGTAAAGCACTTTTTGTAACAAGCAAAGGATCTACAATACCTTGCTCTATCATATTTACATTTTGTCCTGTAACCACGTCTAATCCTTCTCCAGCTGCAGCATTAACTCTTGATTCATGAATACCTGCATTTTGTAAAATAGTATTAAATGGAGCTTCTATAGCTCTTAATAATATTTCTTCTCCTGGTGAAGAAGCTGACACATTTTCAACTGCATTTAAAAGAGCAATACCACCGCCTGAAACAATACCTTGTTTTATAGCAGCTTTGGTAGCGCATATAGCATCTTCAACTCTAGCTTGTTTTTCTTTTAATTCTACTTCTGAATTTGCACCAACTTTAACAATGGCTACTTTTGCCGATAACCTAGCTAATCTTTTTTCTAACTTAATAACCATATTAGGATCTTTAGTTTTAGTTAGTTTTATTTCTAGCTCAGCGATTACTTCTTTTACAGCATCTGAGGTTTTTTCTAGTTGTAATATAGTTTCGTTTTGATCTGTAACACTTTTTAAACACTCACCTAAATGTTCAGGCCCAATTAAATCTATATCGTCTCCTAAATCCTCATTTATAATAGTTGCACCCGTAAGTAAAGCTAAATCATCTAATGTTTCTTTTTTACTTACACCATAAATAGGTGCATCAATTACATTTACTTTTATATTACCTTTTATTTTATTCATAGCTAAAGCAGACATTACTTGTTTGTCTACATCTGCTATAATAAGCAAAGATCTATTATGCTTTATAGCATACTCTAAAACACTTTGTATTTTTCTTACATTTTCAACTTCTGATTCAACTAACAAAACCAAAGGTTTATCTAGTTCAGAAGTTTTTTTATCTTGATTAGTTACAAAATGTATATTTTTTAAACCTCTTTCATAAGGAACTCCGTCAATCAGTTCATACGTGGTTTGAGGTAAGTCAGTTGGCTCTAACATAACGACTCCGTTATTACCAGCTGCTCTAAAAGCATCAGCTATTATTTTTCCAAGCTTAGCATCATTATTTGTTGATATAGTTGCAACTTGATCTATCATATCACCATCTACAGGTATAGATATTGATTCTAAATATTTTATTACGTTTTTAGTTGCTTTTTTTATACCTTCTTTTATTGTTCTTACATCTTCTTCTACATGTAAACTATAAGCTTCTTTTAAAATAGCATGAGCTAGTACTGTTGCTGTTGTAGTACCATCTCCAGCTTCTTTTACTGTTTTGCTAGCTGCTTCTTTTAGTAACGTTGCGCCCATGTTTTCTACAGGATCTAACAACGTTATTGACTCAGCTACAGTAACTCCATCTTTGGTTATAATAGGTTTACCAGTATTGTTTTCAAGCATAACACACTTACCGCTAGCTCCTAATGTGGAGCTAACAGCTTGTGTAAGTTTTGTAATACCGGCAAACACTTTGTCTCTAGCATCCGAACCAAAGTTCAGATTTTTAACAATCGCGTTTGACATAATTTGATTTAATTTTATTTGATTATTTAAATGTTTTTACAACTTTAGGACCTTTAGCGTATTCTAAACGTTTTTGATAATGTTCAATACTAGCGTCGATTGCAGCTTCGGCTGCTTCAATAGTTTCTCTTCTAGTAATATCAGTCCATTCACCACTAGGTTTGTTATCAGCAGTTAAGCTTTGACACTCTGTTTGATAATAACCATTAGGAAGTTGTACAATTCTCCAGTTTTTCTTTTTAGCAAAAAATTCCCAGGTATTTCTGGTATCTTCGGACACTTGTTGGTCGGAGTTACCCCAAGTGTTGGTTTTATAATAAAAATAAGTCATTTTTATTGGTTTTAAAGGTTAAACATATTTTGGTTATATTGCAAAGCAATATAGGTTATATTATAGTATCACTTGTTTTTTTAAAAACTTACACTATTCTGCTGGTGGTGTTGGATTTTGCCATGTAAAGTATAAATCTTCATTTACAGGTGTAATTTGTAGTTTAATATTATCTTCTAGAGACTTAGCCATTGCTGGTACATCTAAAACATCTTCAAGCCATCCTATTACTACTTTTTCAAAATCTTCTGTATCAGCATATGGTACAAAAGGTTCTCCAGCTACATAAGTAAAACCTTGCGCACCTATTTGTGAAGCGCTGTATGTTTTACCTTCGTGTTCTTCAGAACCTAAATAAGTCCAGTGTACTGTATATATTACATTATCTTCGCCTTCGGCTTGGATATGTGCGTTCATTTGGTTAATTATCCATTTATAAGTTATTGCCATTTTTTATTGTTTTAATTTATTAATTAAGGACATGTACTTGTTGCTTGTACAGTTCCTGTACTTCCTGTTAGTCTAAAATATCTAACTGGTGGTGCTGGTGGTCCAGCTGCAAATACAGCATAGTTTGTTCCTGTGCCTCCTGATGCCGGAGTTGTTCCACTAGAATTAGTATACACTTTATCTCCTACAGCAGGATAAGTTCCACTTCCGTCATGATAATATGTAAAAGAAGAACCTAGTGTACTACACGCAGTATTACCACTTTCTACTATACCCGCTCCAACTAAAAAACTTGTTAAAGACACAAAGCTTCTTCCATAAAACTCAGAATACGCGTGTGGAGCTGATTGATTTACAGGTGGTGAAGCTGTAGCGTATAACTTTACTAATGACCCTGCTTGTGGAGTAGAGCTAGTTCCAGACAAAGGAGCTTGAGCTGTAGCTGATCTACCCGGTACCTCTGCGTTTATTTGACTTGCACTTATTTGTCCTGAACTTGGTAATGCCATTATTTAATTTGTTTTTTAAGTTGTTCTATTTCAGTTTTTAATTCTTTTATACTTTCTACAAGTAAAGGTACTAATTTTTCATATTTAACAGCTTTATATCCACTTTTGCGAGTCTCTACTAGTTCTGGATATACTTGTTCTACTTCTTGAGCAACAACTCCTATGTCATGTCCTTTATAAAGCTCTTGTTTGTTATTCCAATCAAACTCATATCCGTTAATTTTATCAAGCTTTTCTAAAGGCTTTTCTATTTTTACAATATTATCTTTTAACCTTTTGTCTGATGAATAATATGCAATAACATCTCCAGCTGCTCTGATAACTCCTAAAGAATTTGGTGTAGCTGCTCCAACACCTAAACAGTGTGCATATAAATGTGAGCTAAAATATCCTTGCCCTTGAACTTCTAACTCATAATAAGGATTTGTTGTTCCGATTCCTACAAACCCTCCATTAATAAAAGATTTGCCATTTGCTCTAAATCTAACTGTTTGACTACCATTATAATACAACCCTAAAAACCCTTCGTTTGAAAAATATTGTTCTAAAGAGGCTATTTTAGTACCAGTAGAGGGTGAATTTGTAAATATTTGAATACCAGCTGTTCCACTACCATGTATTTTTTGTAAAACATTAGCAGTTCCACCACCAATTTGAAAAGTAGAAGAAGGTGAAGTTGTTCCAATTCCTACGTTTCCACTTCCTTTTATAGACATAAAGTTTTGAGTATCATTAGTGTTACTAACTTTAAGAGCATATTCAGTACCTTGAGTACCAGCTTTAACTAATAACCCATTAGAGTCATTATTTGCGTTTGTGTTTCTAATAATACTGCTAAACCCTGCAGTAGAGGTTAAAACTTCTAACCTAGCGTTAGGCACAGTTGTTCCTATTCCTACGTTTCCTGCTTGAGTTAAAGTAATACGAGGCGCAGAATTAGTTATGTCGTAAATATAAAAATTATGTACATACCCTGTTGCTGTTCCAGTACCTCCAACACCTATGTCATATTCTGCACCTGCCGCTGTGAATCTTAGATTAGGGTATCTATTAGTAGTAGTATTTTCAAGTCGTAAAAGAGTATCAGCACCAGTACTTGCTAAGTGAAGTTTAAAATTAGGGTTTGTGGTTCCGATTCCTACGTTTCCGCCAGCTTTTACAACCATTTTAACACTATCTGCTCCAGCTGTAAAATAAACATCACCTACGCCGCTATTAGTTAAAATTCTACTACCAATCCTTAATCCATTTCCTTCCCACTGCATAAATTGAGAAGTGCCACGATAATTTTTAACATTAATAGCTGAGTTTTCAGCAGATGCGCCAGCTGTACTAGTGTTTTCGATTAAAGCATATCCCAGTGCATCATCAGGATCAAAACTTCCAGACACATGTAGCCTAGTACTAGGAGTTGTTTTAATTCCAACGTTTCCAGAAGTATCTACAGTAAAACCATTAGGATCAGAAACAGAGTTTCCACCACCATACGCCCCAACGCCTAAATGAAAGCCATTTGAATCAGAACCCATCCAAGTAGAGCCTGCACTAGTAGTAGTTCTACCTATTTGCAATTGAACTCCAGTGCTTACAGCTTCAATATCTAAAGCCCAATCAGGCGAAGTAGTTCCGATTCCTATTTTTCTAAATTCATCAATAAACATAGCTGAAGCTAATGAACCTGCGCTTCTTGTTTGAAAATCTAAACTTGTGTCACCGTTAGCGGTTGCATTTACAATATCAGATTGTATTAAAGTCCTACCATTAGACAGATAAAGATTACTTTTATCATTGTAACTCGTTCCCCCGTTAATATTTATATCACCTGTTGTTGAAATATTCCCTGCAAAAGTTGCGTTTTGTGAAGTGTCTATGGTTATTGCTGCTGTGTTATTTGATAAAATTTCAAGGTTATGATTACTAGATGTACCAACTCTACCCACACTAGCACCCATTATTTTTGTTGTAGCACCACCGCTTTCAGCAGCTGAAATTGTAGCGTTCGATGCAGTAGCTGTTATATTACCAGATGTTGCTATTGCACCTGCAAAAGCTGAATCATTAGTTGAAAAAGTTATTGGGCCATCTCCTAGAGTAGATGAAGTACCTGTTCCAGCAAACTTTGCTACTTTTTGACCAGTACCAGCGCCACCAACTCCTCCTGTAGATGCTTGCCAAGCAGAAGCACCAGAACCATTTGATGTTAACACATAACCATTTACACCTGCTACAGTGGGTAAAGTAAAAGCATTGTTTATTTTTACTGCTCCTACTTCGTCTACTGAAAATCTTTCTGATCCGTTATTTATTTCATGTAATAATGCCATATTATTTGTTTTCTAATTCTTTTACTCTAGCTTCTAATTCTTTTATAGCTTCAATAAGATAACCAGTTAAATTACCATATGCAACTCCTTTATATTCATTATCATTATTTACTAACTCAGGTGCAATTTTTTCTAACTCTTGAGCTATAACCCCACTACCTTTTTGGCCTTCTTTATCAAATGACACACCACGCATTTTTAATACTTTTGACCCGTCAAGTGTTTTTATATTTGATTTTAATCGTTTATCAGAATAAGCTACTACATCGGCTGAAGCAGTTATATTGCCCGCGACAGTTAGATCTGCTGTTGTTGTTGATGTTGATGTCAATGTCATTGTATAAGTGCTAGAATTACCACTATGGAATAATTTTCCCCATCTTATTCTAGAACCTGGACTAGTATGTTGAACATTAATTTGACCAACTATGTCAGCAAGCGAAGTACCGTGTGTAAAAGTTATTGATTTACTTTCATTTCCAGTCCAGCCACCATGTATATCTATTGACCTAGTTTCTCCGCCACCTACGTAGCCTATGTTTAATTCTGCATTACCTGCAGGTGCTGTAGCACTATTAATTTTTACTTTTCCTTGAACATGTAATTTAGCACTAGGAATTGTAAGCCCTATTCCAAAATTACCACTAGAGTTAAGAAATGCATTTATTGAACCACCTGTAGACATAGCTAAATGACCATTTGAATAAGTGCTTATATTAGTATATCCATTGGTATTATCCCACGCTATATTAGCTTTTTCAGTTCCATTGTTACCAAAAGCTAATGAAGTATATTGAGCACCTTGACTATCTATCCATATACCATTATCATTACCGCCATATACTGTTAATTTTTTATTAGGTGAAGTCGTCCCGATTCCTACATTGTCATTATTGTTTATAACTAAAGTTGTGATATTATTAACACCCATTCCTAAATAATGTAAACCTGAACTTGCATTTGAATGATCGTACGCTATAAGAGCATCTCCTACAGTACCTGAACTATCTAATAATTGTATTTTTGTAACTTTAGCTGAATTTGTGTTTTGAAATCTTGCTATTGAATCAGTACCGCCAGTATCACCTGATACATGAAATTTAGCCACAGGCGAAGCCGTTCCGATTCCTACTTTTCCAGAACCGTCAATAGTCATTCTTTGTAAGACAGTAGACCCAGAATTTGAACCGTTAGTATAAAATGCCAATTTAGAGCCAGTTAAAGAAGCAATAGCAGCGTGACGTATAGAAGCATCTCCTAAGTCTACCTCTCCTCCATTTCCATTACTACCAGCAACTTGTATTACGGCATATCCGCTTGCTGCTTTTATTCCCAAAGCTTTTCCCCACCCACTACTATATAATATAGGGTTAGTAGTTCCAATTCCTACGTTTCCGTTTTGTAAAATAGTCATGACCTCACTAAAAGCAAGCCCATAAGGAGAAGTTGTATTTGCAGCTGCGGTAGAAAAGCCAAATTTACCATCTAGCATTGATAAAACACTTGCAGCTCTAGTGGTGTATTTTGATCTCCATTGTCCACCAGGATCGGCAACATAATAAGCATTATTGGTTACATAAGAATCATAATTATTTCTAAACAATATGCCAAACCCACCTGCTGTCATATTACTGTAGCCTGGGTCATTGTAAAAAGGCACAGTGAATCCATCACTTCCACCTACTCCGTTTAATGAAATCTGTTGATGTGTATCTATGGTTAAAGCAGTTACGTCACCTGTTGTTAACAATAAAGAATGATTTGTCGCTGTACCAATAGCGCCAACTGAAGCTGATGCAAAAGATTGTAATTCAACAGTATTTCCTGTGTGTATTAATTTTTGTATTGCACCTGAAGAACCTGCTAAATTTAAAACCTTAAAAGAACCATAAGCCACTGGAGAACGACCTATTCCTACGTTTCCTGCAAAAGTTGAGTTAACTCCAGTTATATCTAAAGCAACAGTACCACTTCCAGTTCCAGTTCTAAAATTAATTGTTTCATTAGTGCCATGTCCCCAAATATCTAATTCACCAGTTGATAAAAGAGATATAACTCCAAGTTCTGAGCCATTATTTAATCGTATATGTTGATTGGCGTTTGTAATATTTAAAGAAGCGGTACCATGAGCAGCAACTCCAATTCCTACGTTACCTGAAAAGGTTGCAGTGCTTCCTGATAAAGCTCCACCAACTGTTAAACTATTAGAACCGTTTATTGCTAAATTACCTGTAAGCGTACCACCTGTTAAAGGTAAATATGGTCCACCTATAACAGTTGAAGCATTTACCCACGTTGGAGCTGCATTACCATTTGATTTTAATACTTGCCCAGAAGTACCTGATTGATTACTGAATTTAATAGCACCAGTACTTTCAACCTCAAATAAATCATTAATATTAGATAAATTTGCCATTTATTTACTTTTCAATAATTCTATTTCTGCTTTTAGTTCTTGGATTGATTTAATTAATGGTGCTATTAGTGCTTGATAATTAACCCCCTCGACTTGCAAACCTTTAGATTCATCTTTCATATCAATTTGTGAATATGTAACAAACCTATTGTCAATCATATCTTCAGCAATTAATCCAACACTTTCAACATCATCTTCTTTCATTTTAAACTTAACTGGACTTAAAGAATTTATAAAATCTAAACCTATATCAATTGACTCAATATCTTTTTTATATCTTTTTGATGATGATAACTTTCTAATAAAACCACTTGAATCTACTCCAACAGCAGTAGCACCAGTAGTAACACCAATTCCAGGTATTTTTATATTTCCATCTCCTCTAACTATAAATAATTCTGCAGTTCCAGCTCCATTATCAATATACAATGCACTATCGTTTCCTGAAGCTGCACTCAAATAAATACCATTATCAAAATCAGAATCTACTCTTAATTGATATGCAGTTTGTGTTAAACCACCAGAACCTATGTTAATGTTACCCCCAGATGTAATACGCATTCTTTCTGTTTGCGTTTGAGTAGTTCCAGAACTTGTTAAAGTATTAAATGTAATTCTATCAGCATAATATCTTGTTGCAGTTCCATCTAAACCAGAAACTATTGCTTTATTTACTCCACTTGGTGCTGAAAAATATGTATTAAAACCAAACATACTTTCATTATTATTTTTGTATGCACCTAATACTCCTGCTTTTCCAATTTGGTAAGTCATCCATTGTTCTGCACCATTGACAAAAGGGTCAGCTATTGGACTTGTATTTGCTTGAGCAATATTTCCATTACTGCCTATACGCATACTTTCTGTAAAATTACTACCTCCATCTGATGACCTATAAAATACAGTTGACCTTGCAGTATCAGTTGCAAGTAATCTAATATTTGCATCACCACTTTTTGCATCAATAGAAATTGATTGAGAAGCAAATGCACCAGTACCTCTAAAAACTCTAAGTGTCTCACTTGTATCGTTTATAGGATGTATATTAACTTGTCCTGCAGATGTTATACGCATTCTTTCAACACCTTGATAATGACTAACGTCATAATCTGTATAAAAAGCTATATAATCTCCTCTAATAGTTAATGCTTCTAAACCATAATTAGGTGAACCCGCATGAGACATAATTGTATTTATACTATCTTGATAATTTATTGATACAATTCTAGTTGATGCATTAGCTACTGAAAGTCTATAACCAGGCGAAGCAGTTCCAATCCCGACGTTTCCACCAGAATCAGCATTTATAGTTAAAGCTGAACCATTAATTGACATTGGAACGTAAGCAGCAGCGGCATCATTAGTAGCTTTTAATGATACAGTAGATAAAGAATCACTAACTAAAAAATGTTCATTTGAAGCAACTTTAACATCTAGTTTAGCGGCAGGTGCTGTTTCTCCGATTCCTACTTTTCCAGAACTGTTAATTCGCATTCTTTCGGTGGCATTCCCTGAGGTTCCTCTAGTTCCAAATATTAAAGAAGTGTTGAAGTTACTAGTGAAATTGCCTAACGCTTGAACAAAGGCACCTAAGTAATCAGTTGCACCTGATTTGCTAGAAAAACCTAAACCCCATACCTCATTTGCTGTTCCAATATCTTTGTTTGTTAATTTTATAAAATTGCTATCATCTGCTGTTGAATCTGTTCCTACTGTACTATCTGAAATTTGTAATTTATTGCTAGGGCTCGTTTCATTTATGCCTACGTAACCTAGGTCATCTCGAATGGTCACCCAATCTGTTGCTTTTGTATTAGCTGCTGCTCCAGTTCCAAAAGTTAAAAAATTACTTGAATTAGCATATATACTCCAACCAAAATCATTACCAGTTCTTAATGTTGTAAAAGCATTACTTGACTGCAATTTTACCTCACCTGCAAAAGTTGCATTGCCATTTTCAGACATATCCAACGTTAAAACTGTTTTACCTACACCCCCATCATTACCCTGAAAAATAATATCTCCATCAGAAACTGTTGATTTAATATAAAAGTCATCTGAAGTTGAATATATAAGACCATATAGAGTGCCATCATCTTTTAATTGTATTGAACCATCATCAGCACCATCAAGTATAATTTGTAATGCTGAATCAATAGTAAAATTACCACTGCTAGTTATTTGTGAAGTAGTTACTGTTCCTCCAAAAGTTGCACCACCTGTAGAAGTCACACTATCAACATTTAAAGCACCAATTATTGTAACTCCTGCATCTTCGGTTTCTAATTTTTTAACATCATTTGCATATAATTCAACTCCTGTGTCAGCAAAACTTGCTTGTTTTTTTAGGGTAGATTCAATTGATAAAATACCATTAGTGTTTACAAACTTTGCAAACTGTTGATTATTATCTTTAAAAACAATATCACCAGTAGCATCTAATACTATACTATCTGCTGATTCTATTTTAAGTTGACCAGTCGTTTGGTTAATGTGATTATCTTCTATTTCTAAGTTAGTATTAACAGTTAATTTATTACTTATTGTCACATCATTGGGAAGTCCTATTTGTAACTGTTGGCTACCTGCAGATGTTTCAATTTCATTAGCAGTACCTACTACAGCAAATGTTTGAGAATCTAAATCAACTGAACCTGTGCCTGATGTACCACTAAAATCTAAGTCCTGAGCAGTAACCTGAGCATCTACATATGCAGTCGTAGCAATTTTAGTAGAATTATCACTTGCACTTTGAGTTGTAGCAATAGCACCATCTGCTAGAGTAACAACACCAGTTTCAGCAGAAATAGTATTGGCATCTATCTTTATGTTATCTACTATAAGGTCTCCTGTAATTTTAGCGTTACCTGTAACTTCAAATTCTTTACCTGCACTAGCAGCACCACCTATTCCAACTCCTGCTGTAGATAGAAATAAAATACTATTATTGCCTGAACCATCAGTAATTTGTTGAGCAGTAGAACTTAGTACTGTACTAGCACTTGTCTTTAATAACCCTACATACGTTACCGATATTTGTGTGTTTGTTAATGTTGCCATTACTCTTTAAATATGTTAATAATTTGTCAATATTTTTTTTCTTTACTTTATACTTCATAATACCCAACCATTGAATAGAGCATCTTTATCAGGATGAATATCATCATTTGTATTAGTATTATACTCAGGAAATAAACTTTGATTAAAACTCATATAGTCTATAAATCTTGTTGTATAATATTCTGCTATATTTCTGTGTTTTTGTACTAAATAGTCCACTTCTTCTTTTGTAACAGATTCGCTGTTTTCACTTGTTGGTTTACTAAGTCCACCATTTTTAAGCCTGTAACTTGCAAAAGGCAAATAATCAACCATAGCAAAGTGTATAAGCATAGGCTGTATATAGTCGTTTACAAGGTTTAAATAATTACCTGTTAGCGATGCTCCACCAGTACCAATTATGTCTGTGCTTATTTTATTGTATAAATCCGTTCCTAGATAGTTTCTAATGTGAATTTCCTGTGCGATCTTTAGAAAGCCAAGGAAGTGGTCAACATCTACGTTTCCGTCTATTATAGAGTTTCTTTTTAAGTCAATCGGTTTTATGAATAATGCTGTTGCCATTTTAATTTTTTCTCCAATAATTATTTCTTGCTGATGCTATTTGAGAAACCTCAGGTGGGTTTGTTTCAAACCTTGCATCTTTTCTTTCGTTTCTAGGTAAAGCACTTATTATACTTCTTGCTCTGCCTACTGATATTTTTTTGTTACCTTTTTTAAGATATATTTGTCGCATCCAATAATGGGAGCAGTTCACTCCGCCCTTAAAAAGCCAGATATTGTAGCTGTTTTCGCCTTTTGCTGCAAGTTCACTATTTGCTGTACTTTGTTTATCTAAATCTTCCATTCTGTAAACTTTATTTGCAGCTAACATTTTTTTACAAAATTCCCTAGATTCTCCTTTGGTTGATCTTCCTGCTGTATATTTATACCTTATTCTAAATAGACTTGTGTCTTGTTCGTCTTTTTTTCTTGCATCTCCACTTACAACCCTTGCAAACTCAAAATAATCTTTTATTTCAGTTTCATCATTTAGAGCAGGTGTTTCATTTAACAACTCCCAATCATCCCCTATATCTTCTCCTTTTGAAATAATATCATCTGCTATTGTAGTCATTTCATCTTCGCTTAAATTAAAATGATTATGATTACATACATCTTCACTTAATTTTACACCTGTTTCTTCTTCTTTAGTTTCTTCATCTTCTACATTTGTTAGGTCTGTAAATTCTAATGGTTGTAAAGTTTTAAAGTATAGGTTAAGCGATATTTTATTATAAGCTAATATTTGGTCAAATGCTTCTATAAGCAAATGCTGAAAAGGTCTAATAACTGTATTGTCAAGTAATATAGATGCTGTTTTTAATTCATCAGCATTGTTTCCAAGTCCTGATTGATCTTTAATACCTATAAGCATTGGAGATACAATTCTGTGAGATACCATTATCTTTCTTGTACTTTCTTCACTTAGAAACTGATATTGTTGGTGTGCATCTGATAATTGTACTGGGTCTATACTTGCTGCTGTATCTGCATTGTCGTTAAATGCTAATATAAATTTACCTGCATTACTACTGCCTGAAAACTTTTGCATTATACGATGTTCTATTCTTTCTCTTTCTTCTTCTGTTGGTGTACCATTGTTAAAATTAATTAACATACTTGGAGACATACCATTCATAATATTATTTAAATGGAAGTTTCCTACTTCTTCTTCTAGTTCGCTATATTGTAAGCCACCTTGGTAGTCTACTGGACTATAATAATAAAATCCTGCTCTATAAGGTTTAACATAAAGTATTTCTATAGATTCCTTACTCATTCCAAAAGCAGGTATTCTTTTTGCTTTACTTGTAGATTTAAAATTAGACCAATCTGAAAAATAATAATAAGCTTCTATATCTCCTTTTTCATTTGCTTTTTCTGCTCTTAATGTTTCTACAGGAAAGTGTTCTATCTGTGCTATTGTTTTTCTATCCTTTGAATATATTACTTGCATTGAACATTGACCCATAAGTTTTAAATCGTAACAAAGTTTTCTTGTGCAGTCCTTGTTAAACAAAGAAACCATTTTAGCGTACTGTTCAGGCTTTTTATTTGAATCGGTAGCATCTAATCCTTTACCATAGATCATCGCAGAAACAGCGTTTATAATAGCGTTATTGGTAGGACTTCCGTTGTATCTGTCAATTAGATATTTAAAGTAATTGTTATCCTCTCCATACCCAATCCAATCTCTATTTTTTTGTTCTGTTACTTTTGGTGTTGTGTAACTGCTTAAATTTAAAACTCTTAAATCGTTCATACTATTATATAATCGTTATCGTGTGACCCTGCTGTTTCATCAAAAGTATATTGACCTGAATTTATTTCGTAATAATCATTGTTGTTCTGATTTATAGTTTGATCTGTGCAAAATATTTTATCTCTATATACTACTGTAGCTCCATTTAGTAAAGTTAAATCATAATACCTACCCTCTTTTAATATAGGGCTTATAGTTGCAGATATTCTTTTAAAATTACCATTTGTAATTCCAGTTACAGATGAACTAAATACTTCTTTATTTTTGCTTGTATCTCTAAGTTTCATTGTATAGCTAGAAATATAAGTTCTAGGAACTACATCTAAAGTTTGTGCTGAACTACTTGTAGTCAATACTTTCATATTAATATATCGAAATAATATAGTGATTTTGTAATAAAGCAAAAAAAAAGGAGGTATAAAACCCCCTTTTCCAATAACAAGAACAAACTATTCTTAATTTACGTCAATTTGTGTTCCTTGACTTTCAGCATTGTAAGCTGCTGTAGCAACAAAGTCAGGTGCTTCTGTTTCTTGTGAAACAAATGTAAGTGAGTAGCCATAAAGGTCTCCCATCGCAGCTCCATTTGAAAATGTCCCAGTTGTTAATTCGCATCCGTGATCTTTTCCAACAAGTCTAAAGTTTCCGTTATAATCTTCTACTATAATATGAGGTCTTGAAACAGCAAGTAATTTAATTTCTGCTTGTGTTTTTTCCTCTTGGAAGATTAAATTCATTACTACTGTTGTTTCATAAAAAGTAGTTCCGTTTTCTCTTGATGATGTTACAGTAGTGTCCATTGTAGAATTACCCTTTACATCAAACTTCATAAATGTAGGACTTCCACCGAAATCAGTAATTATGTCATTTGCAACAGTTAAAGCTCCTAAAGTATTAAAGTCAGCAAATGTTATACTTTTTATTCCACCAACCCCTGATTTGCAAGGTAGTTCACGCCCTTTTGTAAGTGTACACGCCATATATATATATTTTTAAAAAAAAGGTAAGTAGGTAAAACCCACCTACCCTTTTATGTTAAACAATTATTAAGAATAAAGTACTATATCTGCACCTATTCCGTGATTTACACCTGCAGATCCTCTTAGTACAACTCTTACATTTTGACTTCCGTCAATATCAGCCATATCAATAAGCTTAACTTCTTGCCAGTCATTTAATAGACCTGTACCGAAGTAAAGATTGCTTGATTGTGCTGCAACCATTTTATCTGCTCCTAATCCAGGTGCAGTAAATAATGGAATACCTTGGAAATTCATTTCAGTTTTACCTACGTTATATAGTTCTCTATAACCTAAAGCTGCTTGTGCTTGAATATAAAACTTAGCAGCACTTGTAGGAATATAGATTTTTAAATCTTCTTTATTATAGACCCCGCTAGGAATTGCATCAACAACTTTTGAAATCTCAGCAACGATGTTTGAAGCCGAAAGTGTAGTACCTGAAACATCAACAACGTCTCCGTCTGCTGCAAGTAATGCTTGGAATCCGTTAAATTCTCCTGCATTTGCAGTAGCACCCTGCCAAATGTTTTGTTCTACTTTTTCAGCAACTTTAGCTGCAACTTGTGCAATTAAAAAGTCTGAAAACTTACTCGGTAGATTGTCATATTGACTGAATCCCATTGAGTTAGCTTCCCAATCTTGTCTGAAATCTTTTTTACATAATTGTAAGTTAACTTGAAATTCTTCTGGTTGTAGAATCCTTTCAGTTAAAGTTACGTTACTCGATGGGTCAAAGTCACAGGAAGCATCCTTTAGAATTGAATCCATTGAGAGTTTTTTCAAAACCTCTTTAAATTTAATATTTGGTTTTATTGTTACTCCTCCTTGTGATAAAGTCACCCCTGAAAGAAGTGCTGCAGCGATGTAATCACCTGCAAATTCCCCTTGGTAAGAAGTAGTAATTGAAGTAGTAGTAGCCATATCTTTTTTTTATTTATTTAATTATTATAATTCTCCAACTGTTATAGAAGATGCTGCATTTCCGTTTCCACTCAAATAGTAGTTTGTACCATCAGAATGAATTTCAATGTGATCGCCAATGCTTTCAGCGTCATCTTCAAATGTTACTCTATCTACTGCATCTGCTTCAACGATTGCTCCGTTAACAATCACTCCACCATTCATAACATCTCTGTTATCTGCAGGTGTTTGTACAACGAAATCAGTTGAAAATGCTGCTGATACAATAAACTTTGCTTTCCAACCTGCTGTAGGTGCAGGTAATGTTAATGTATATCCAGTTCCAGAAATCTTAAATACTTTTCCTGAATCTGCAAGACTTAGTGAGCCTGATGCTGTTACTGTTTCGTAATCATCGAAAATTCTCATTACATCGTCACTAACGTGAGTTAATACTGCCATAATTATTATTTTTATTTATTTATTTATTACTTAAAGTTTCCATTACTCTGTCTAGAGTAGATTTATTTCTGTTTTGAGCAAACTTAAATCTGTTCACAGTTTTTTCTTGCTCTGGATTATGTTTAATAGGTTCAGATGCAGGTTTAGATAATTCTTCTTTTAGAATTTCTTTTTCTTCTGCTTCTTTATTTAAAACTTCTGTTACAGCTAAAGACACTTCTTCTGCTGACATTTCTTCTTTGTCTTCAGGCTTCATCATCTTTTGTACCATATCTTTTAGTTCGTCCATTTCTTTTCTGAACTCCTCTCTAGTTACATATCTCATTTCTTCTTTGTCTTCTTCTTCATCTTCTTTTTCTTCTTGTGCTTTAATTTCTTTAATAACACCTTCTTCTTCAACAACTAAGATTTGATTATCTTCTAGTTCGTATTCTCCAACTGGAAGTGCAACATTTTCATCTTCAGTTTTAATAAAAACTTCTTTACCTGTTTCAAAACTTTCAGCTTCTATCACTGTTCCGTTTTGTAATTTGAGTTCTGCCAACTGTATGTCAGTCAGCTCTACTCCTAATAGATTTTTTACTTGATTTAACATTTCTGTAGCTTTCATAATAATATATCGGATTTTAAAATTAATTTTGCATTTTTAGGTTATTCTTGTAATATTTCCTATGCCTTGAGCGTGTAATTCGCCTGTACAACATTCTATTTTATAAGTTAGTTCATCTTTGCATAAACACGCCCTACGCCCACCTTTTGGGCTTGAATAGCTTGGTATGTAGTCTCTGTTTATCATTTATTACTTTTTGGGTGTCCTTTTGGTAGAAGATCAAAGTCACCTGTGTATTTAGGGTTCTGAGGTCTTCCGTTTCTAACTAAATATAAATAGGCATTTACTCGTGCTTGTGCCCAAGCTGTAGGAGATTGTATTCTTGGACTGTGTGATACGTTAAAAGCACCGAGACCCCTTTGAAATACTGCCTTTAATTGTCCTACTGTTACACCATATCCTAGTTTGCTTTTATACCTTTCGTTAAAGTCATCAGACTTTTTCTGTAATGATGCTAAATCTTTTTGTGATACTTTTGCACCCCTGCTTGTACTTGCATCTCCTTTTGCTGTACCTTGTCCTTTAGGGTTTGGATTTGGTGTTCCTGACTTTGGAGCTTTTGGGCTTTTTCTTATACCTCCTCTTTCTCCTATCTCTGCATAGTTATCTTTTTTTTTTACACACTTATGTTTTTGATAATCTTTATAATATCCTTTTGGACATTTATACTTTTTAAATTCTTCTTCATTTAAAGCGTGTTTCTCGCAAGGCATATACCATATTTGATCTTCAAAATCGTGTGTATGAATACCATTACAACCTATGTCTTTTGCAATCTTTTCAGCCATTGCTCTTGTTGCATATCCTAGCCTATCATTAATTATAGCAAAATCATCATTTACTTTTTGACTAAAGAAATTAAATTTACCTAATTCTTTTAGTTTACTTTCTGCATATCTTTTTGCAGCTAGACCTCCCCAAAGTAAATATGATATAGTTCCACACGCTTCTTTATTGTCAGGGTTATAAAACTCCTCTGCTCTTGATAGAAAAGAATACATCCTTTTTATTGTTTGTTCGCTTATAGGTCTACCATTTGCTAACTGCTGTGCTCTTATTTTACCAACATCTGTTGCACACTTATTGTTTACTTTGTCGTTTAATTCAATACCTCTTTTTGCATTGTTCTTTACTGCATTAGGGTAATCGCTAAAACTCTCAAATATAAGTCTTCTGCCTTGTTTATACCTTTTATCGTTTCTTATTATTCCTTTTACTTGTGATAAAAGTTCTTGTGCTTCTTCTTCTTCTATTTCTGCAAGGTCGTTTATTGTTTGGTCTTGTGGTCTATCTGCTTTGTCAGCAAAATATCCTTCAATACTAAACCCTTTTACTTTGCCTGTCTTTACATATTCATCCCAAATTTTATCGTTGTTTACTTTGACAGCACCTACCCAAGTACCAACTGGGTAGTCTAAACCATATAAAGCTATTTTATCTTTTTTAGGGTCTTCTACAATCCAAGATTCTACTAGCGAAAGACCTGATAATGTATGTTTGTGTTCTAAGGTAGAATTGTTTTGATTTCCTTTTTGTAAATATACCTGTGATGCTTTTCTTACAGTTTCCCTAGAAAAATATATATAATATTCTTCCTGTGCATTTTTTCTATATATAGGTTTATTGGGTACAAGTAAAGCACCTAATAGTATTTTCTTTTCTTTGTCAACTTCTGCAAGTTGTATAACCTGTTCATTCTTTAATGCTACAAAGTCTTCTTCTATTGCAGGATTTTCAACAATGCTTATAGCTTCTATTCCTGCTAAATCTTCGTTGTCATCTAAAATTAATTCTACTATCTTCATAATTATATATCGTATTTTATTATTTATTTTGTTTATCCAAGCGAACTTTCTTGTATTATGTTTCTGTCTAAACTTTGTGCTGTAGATACATCTCCTGCAACTACAAATGCCTTAACAGGTTTTTGTGTTTGCTCAGCTATAGTTTGTGCCAATTGATTTTGTGTATCGCTTCCTACTATATTAAAAGCAGGTGCCTGTGGTGTTGGTATATTCACGGAACCACCTCCTGCTGAGCCAGTTCCAGAACTTGCTCCTGGTCCAGCACTTCTTATTTGTTGTATTGCTTTTTGAGTTTCTGCTAATGATGATGCAATTGATAGACCAGCACTTATCGAATTTATTGTTACAAATGGTTGACCTAAAGTTATTGGACTTGCAGCTACTGCCTTAGCGTTCGCTATACCAGTATTTGATATTATTTGACCAACTGCTGCTGCCTTTTGTATCAGAACACCTGCAATAGCTGCAGTTTTATTTTTACCTGCTAGTTGAGTTAACAAATTACCAGTTTGTGATGCGAGACTAAGTTTAGCCTGTTGAATTTTTTGTTCTGTTTCTATTTCTATATTTTTTATACTAGATATTTTATCTTGATGCTCTTTTTCTCTTTTTTCATCTATTTCATCAAAATGTTTTTGTTTATCTATTTTGGCTTGTCTTTGTGCATCCTCTAGTTCTTGGGTTGCAAGGTTATTTTCTTTAGCTTTATCTATAAGTGCTTGGAATTGTTCATCAATTTTTATAAGCTCTAAGGCTCTCCTATCATCTTCACTACTCGCTTCTGCATCTCTTATTTGTTTTTTTAATTCTGCAAGTTGTTTTTCTTTTTCTAATTGTGCTGCATCAGCTTCATCTTTAGCTGCATTTGCTTCGTCTTCTAATCTTTTCTCCTCTGCTTTTTGCTCTCTAAGATTAGTTGTAATCTCAGCTGTTAACGTTTTTTGTTTTTTTAGCCTTGAAGATTCTAACTCTATGACTTTGGCTCTTAGTTGTGCTTCCTCATCTAAATCTTGTTGTGTAGATTTACTTAAAGAGTTTTCAGTCTCTTTAGCTTCTAGTCTAAGTTTTGCTGCTTCTATTTCTTTTAAAGTTATTTCTTCTTCAATACGACCTGCTTCTTTCAATGCAGCTATCCTTTCATTAATTGATACATTCTCTTTGTCTGCTGCTTTCTCTCTTAACTCATTAAATTTTCTATCTGCTTTTGCCCGATCTATAAGTAATTGTCTTTCAAGTTTATTAGCCTTAGCTCTTTTATCTGATAATTTACCTGCAAGTTCTATTTCTTTTTTTGTTTCCTCACCGAAGTTAGCGATACCCTCTCTGAGTTTATCAAACTCCTCTCTTGCACCTTTGAGATCTCCACTAAAAAATTTAAGTAATGCACTACCAAAATCTGCAAATAGATCGGTAACATTACCTATTACTACTTTAACTTGTGTAAAAAACTTAGTGAATTTGTCTTGACCCTCCTCCGATGATGTTAGAGCAGCACTTATTGATGCTATAGCTGTAGCTATTAATACAAAAGGAACTGCTAGTAATGCAACTCTTAGAAGTTTTGTTCCTTTAGTTGCAGAACTTAAAGACCCTGTAAAATCTTTGGTGCTACTTATAAGACCACCAGTTTGGCGATCTAATATTCCTATTACTCCACTATAGTCTTTTGTATTTTTAGAAGCATCTTTTAATTGATCGTTGGCTCTTTTTCTCTCTTTGTTAATTTGTTTGAGACCTGCTTTCTCCTCGTTTAGTCTGTTTTTAGTTTCAGTTATTTTTTTATTTAAATCACTTCTTCTTGCTAATTCTTTTCCTGAGGTTTGACTAAGTTGTTTCTCAAACCCTCTAAGATCAGATTCAAGATTTTCTATTAGGTCTTCTTGAGCCATCAGAGACTTATTGAGTTCATCAATATTTTCTTGTGCTTGTTTAGTTGTAATTTTTACATCTACTATTACTTCTTTGCCCATTTTATTTCATTTTTAATTAATTTAAAACCCTCTTTAAAACTATTTGGTAATTTATATTTACCTTGTGCAATACGAATGTTCTCTGTTTCGCCATTTGCCATTTCCAAAAGTTCTAATATGCCCTGTAACATTATGATATTGTATTAATTTTTGTTAATAACTCTAAAGTGCTTTTACCTGTTTGTAAGTTTGTGCTTATTTTATTTATATAAAATTCTGTGTTGTTTATTACAATAGTATCACTTAATTTATACCTAAGTAAAAACTTCTGTGGTAATATTGCATTTACTTTTACAAGTCTTCTATTGTAGCTGAATACATCTCTAATATACTTTTTGTAGAAATTACCAAACAAAGTATTGTTGTCTATTGTAGGTACAAATTGGTCAACCTCATTACTAAAGTTTATTGTTTGACCTGTTGTAAGTGTAGCAAAAGTAGTTGTTATATTAGATTCGCTTGTTACAGCAGATGTTCTAAGTAAACTACCTGCAACTAAAGGGTTAACGTCTGTATTTGTATTAGGGCTTACAGAAATTGATACTGTTGCAAATGTACTTGGATTTACATAACTAAAACTTACAGGACTTGATTCTCCTGAACTTACAGCTATATTTACGCTTTGTGTGCCTACCCTAAAATTAGAGGGTCTGTTATAAGTTGTTAATTGACTTGGATTACCTGCACTTGCACCATCTTGCATTTGTATGCCTGTACCTGTTGTGCTTGATTTAAAAAACATTAAAGGATTTTTTACAGTAGGGTTTTGGTCATCATCTACAAAATATCCAAACCCAATAGTTGTTTCAGCACTATTTGCTACGTTTTTAAGTTTCTCAAAAAACATTTTCTCAAAAGGCAGTTCTATTCTATAATCTTGACCCCTGTTTAGTCTTGGGTCACGACCACTATTTGAAGCATCTTTAGCTTTCACACTTCCAAGTTGTCTATTGTTTAGTTTTTCAAAAAAGAAAGCACCAAATGTTGATGGGTCTGCAAACTTAAATTCTACATCATTAAAAGGTACACTAAAGTTTGATTCGCCCTCAGAGGTATCTACAAAGTCTGTAATGTCTCTAGTTGTACCTGAGGCATAAAAACTATCTAATGTTTTAACAACTACCTTTCCAAAGTCTGCATTACTTGGGTCATCTTCAATAAATGCTGTAAGATTAAACATTTTAAATAAACCTGTTAAAAATGGTAATATACCAATGTCAGGAATATTGTCAGTTACATAGATTGTTTCTACTAGACTATTGGGTTCTACTAAACCTGCTGTTAAGTTTGATGTTACTGAGCCTGTATTTAAGTCTTGTACATCTCTTTGAAATGTAAGCGTGTAAGTAAGGTTTAAACTTGTTTCAGTTGTCTCAATAACAAATTCTACATTATGTTGTTCAAACGTGGCTTGTGTACTGCTTTCTGTTACAAAGTTTTCTACAAGTGTTAAGTTACCTGTTTGGGTATATGGTATTTCGCTTATTATTTCTCCAGTACCTGCTTTCCTAAGTTTAGCTGTAAATTTTGCACTTGCTGTTTGTGGTACTATAGTCCAAGATATTTGCATTGTTTCATCAATACCACCTATTTGACCACTTAATTGTCTACCAGTTCTAAATCTAAAAATACCACCATCAAACTGTGGGAAACTACCAAACGGACTAGGGTCAAAGAAAGTTGTAAGATCGCCTGAGAAGTTTCCAATATTGTTTAATATTATTTTAGAGACATTAGATTCATTACTTGGTGTTATACCTATAATGCCTTTGTTTCTGTGTAGCCACAAATACAAGTCTGCAAACAATCCTGTTTCTTTAAAGAAGTCATCACTAAATTGTAAATCAATATCAGGGTCTTGCTCTATCATTCTTATAACATCAATTACCCTAATTGCAGGTTTTAAATCATTAAAAATAAAACCCTTTGTGCTTCCTAATCTTTGGTTTACACCTGACCCACCACTATCTGCTTGTGAACCTGAGAAATACAAATTCCTTGTTGTACTTGATCTGTCTTGACTTGTTAATACACCACCTGCTGTAGTGTCATATATAAACCTCTGTGTATGAGATATTAAAGGGTATATAATATGTGGTACAGATACAGTTTGATTTCCAAGTGCAGTAACAAAACTTCCTACACCTTGTTTTACATTTGCTACACTATAAGCGTGGTCAAAAGATGAAAAGTCTAAACTTGATAATATTCTGTCTTTTAGTTTATCTTTTAATGTAACTGTTTCTCCAAAGAATGTAATATTATAACTATCAGGTCTATTGTTTTTAAGTTTTACTCCATTTAATACAATATACCCACTTTTAAAGCGTTTGTAGTTTAGTTCTATAATTGCTCTTAGTTTTGTATTAGCGTTGAATATTGCATCACTTACTCTATCTTCTACAATGTCTGTTCTGTAATAGTGTCTAAATAATAAATTGTTTTTACTACTTGCAGGTAAACTAAATGATTTACTAAAGTCTGTAAATATTTTTTCTATATCTCTAACATCTTGTATTGTTTGTGTAAGCGAAACTTCTTCATCGTCAAATAAATCTAATCTTTGATAATCAATGTCTGTTATTAGATTAATCTCATTCCAAACCCTAAAGGCATTTTCCCAATTGATTGTGGTAAGATTCCACAAATCTGGGTCAGGCTTGGGATTGTCTATTTTTATGTCAGGAATAAGTAATGCTAAATTGTTCATTATCTTATTGTATTTATTTTATCAAAGGCATATTTAAATGTCATTGTATAATTTGCAAGTTTATCGTTAAGGCTTGTTTGGAATGTTACTCCACTATCTTGTGGTACGATTGGCAAATAAGAATTATCTTTAAACAACCAACATCTATTAGAAGTCAATATTTCTTCTATTACTAAATTATAACTGTCATCTACATAGCCTGTATTTAAAATAATAGTTTCCCTACTGTTTATGTTTCTGTTTTTATATTGGTGCGCATTTATCGAGTATGTACCACCAGTTGTAAGTGTATTTGATTTAAATTCTTCTCTTTGTACAGCTACACTTTCTACAGACTTTAAAAAGAAGTTTACCTTTTGTAATGCTCCTAACTTGTTAACAAAAACTACAGGCATATTAGTAAACTTATTACAAGGTTGTTCTTCTACTAAAATTGTTTCTGTTGAACCCCCTGTAACAATATCTACGCTTGTAAGTGTTGCTGAGGTACTTGCAGCATAAGCTATTGCACCTGCCGAAGATGATACGCCTGTTGGTACTGTTACACTTGATACTGTTGTGTTTCCGTTTTTAAAGTTTACTGTTGTTGCACCTGCTAATACATCTGAGCCTGAGTTTACACTTAGGTTTGCAAGTACAGGTATTTGTAATATTTCTTGACTCTCTCTAAATATCTTTGTGTTACTCATTAGTTTTGTAACACTTCCTTTAAACCTATTTAGGCTTTGTGTTGTCGTGCTGTTAGTAGAACTTGTTATTGTAAAGCCATCTTCAAAATAACCTACACCATCAAAAGCTAACATTATAGTAGATATTGCAGGTAAATTACTACTCCCATCATTAGGGGTTGCTGTTGTTTGTACCCATACATTAACACCATTACTACCAAAAGAACCTGAGAATGAATAAGTAATATAATCTTTTATAAGTTCGCCTATTTCAAATATTACAAAATTATTATTTCCAACTTCGTTCTTTACAAGTTCATAAGTAATACTTGGACTTGCATTGAAATTACCTGTGTATATAGCTAATGTAAGTGTACAAGAAGCAAGGCTACTGTTTTCTATTTTTAAATATACTGGGCTGTTTATGTTTATTTTTTCTATTGCCATTATAATTGTTTTTCAAAGTCGTTTACAAATGATGCTATTAAATTATTTGGTAAAGTTTCAAATCTTTTCTCAAATGGTTTTGTAAAAAATAAGCTAGGCTTTATACCTTGCTCAAATATTGATTTAGCTATTATATAATTAAGACCTTTACGTTTTGCAAATTTGCCTGATTCTCTAGGTGCTATACCTTTACGTACAGTCCACTTGTCAAATGCTTTAGATGGTGGTCTTTTGTTAGTGTACTTAAAAGGTGTATCATATTTTTTTTTTGTTCCTGAAACTCCTAAATCTTGATATGAACCATATTCTTCCATTATGAATTGTAATATCATACCTGAGTTGTCTGACAATATCTCATAATCTAAAGAGTTATATAATTTTTTAGTTACATTTTTATTTTGTTTTGTTAAATTACTCCTTGATTGCTGTATAACATATTTTGCAAAACTGTTTAATATTTTTTTTGTTTCGTTGTACTCCATCAGCAATTAGTTAAATCATTATCAATTAGTATATCCATTGTAGCTGCCCAACCTGCCATACGATTATCAAACCTTTCATAAAAAGGCTCACAACTTGGGTCACCATCTAATTGGTATTTAGTTGTATATAAAGAACCCCTGCGAAGTAAGTTTATTATTTTATTTAAAACACCAAGCTGAGTATTCAATACATCCTGTTCATTGTTATTGCCAGTAAAAATATCTGTTGTGTCTTCTTTGTTTTCGTTAACAATATCCATAGCCATAATAGTAACATTAAACACTAACACCTGTTCTTGTGTTGTCACACTATTTACAATGATATGTGATAAAGGGAATATTGTTTGCTTAGATAAATCTATTTCTGTTATATCTCCAGTTGTTACACTATTTACATTAGGGTCACTTAACAAACTTGTTTTGATAGTTTGTGTTACTTGATAAAAACCTCTTATACCTTGACTGCTCATTTATATTTACTTTTTATTTCTTGTGCTTCTAAATCGCTTTTTTCTTTCATAAATGTTAGTAAGTTTAAACATTGATGTACATTTAGTTGAGTGATATTTTCAAATCTTCTAATATCTCCCTGAGAGAGAGCGAAAATTGATTGATACCATCCCCAGCGTTCACCGAATTGTTTTGCTCTGCTAAGTTCATTTTCTGATTGACCTCCAAATAATTCGCCATAACCCTCGACAAGTCTATCCCTAAATGGTAAAAAAAAATAATGCTACCAAATACTACATCTAAAGTTATGTCTTTATATTTATCAGCATTTTTTGCTGTATATTCCTCTATGTTATATTTGTCTTTGTATGTTTGAGTAACAGGTCTATAAAGGACTGCCATAGCTTTTTCAATCTCATCCCACTTTGATATATAAGTATCTAAATCTATATATTCACCTAAACTCATATCATCAAGATTAGGTATAAAACCATAATCAATATTGTTTAATTTTATTCTTTGCTTTAGTTTAGGTTTGTTCTGAAATACATCTGCAATTATGTTAGTTATTTTCGCTATATCTTTTGCTTTCATTTTAAAAACATCTTTAGATTCTATATGACAAAATATTTCTATCATTTTTGCTGCTATAAAATGTTCATCTGTATTATCGTTTTGTATTTTCAAGAACTTTTGATATTGCCAAAGTTTGATTTCTGACAAATCATTAGGCACGTTTATTTTTACTTTCATATATATATATCGAAATAAATCAAGCATTTTAGTTATAAACAAAAAAAAGCGACCATTTCTGATCGCTCTTTAGTGCAATTAAAAAAAATAAATTTATTCCTCTACATCTATCTCACTATGCTTTTTAATAAAGTTTCCTTCTAAATCAATAATTGTATATCCGTGATCTTTTAAAAGGTGTATAGCTTCTTTTATTTCTTTTACTTTTAGTTGTATTCTACCTTCATTATGTAGTCTACTTTCTATAGGGTTGGGTGTGTGTGCCATATTATTTTATTTTAATTTCGTTTTGTAATAATTCTATTGTTTTATAAATAAAGTTCTCTTTTTGTTTTTTTGTTTCTTGATTTCTTTCAACTCTTATCCAAAAGTATTTATCTTGTTTTGTAAACATATCTTTTAATAAAACACCAAACTGTCTCATTGTTGTCATATTTGTAAAGTTAGTATTATAGTTATTAGTAAAGCAACTGCATAAAAGCTGATTAGCCATTTCCAGTTGTTTGGGTCTTGTTGTAAAAATTTCTTTATCATTTTGTTTTGTTTTGTTTTTAGTTATACTTTGTTTTAATTACATAGCTAATATACAACTATTTATTTAATTAACAAAATTTAATAACTTTTTTTTTATTTATTTATCTTATTGCATATTTACCTCTGTTGGGGTTTTGTAGTTGCATCATTAAAGCATATCGAGCTGCATCAATACAATCAGGATGCGACCCTGTAGGTTTCTGAATGTTGTTACCCTCTTTGTCTTTTGCCCATACATAACCCTGTAATTCTTTTATTAAGTTTTTTGATTTGGAGGTTACATATATTTCGTTTTGGTTTATTAGGTTAATACCATATATTACTGAATCTCTACCTTTTGAAACCCCTGCTATTTTATGTCCGTAAGCTCTTATCTCGCTTATACTTTTTGGTTCTGCTGAATCTGCCCACAGGTGGGTGGTGATGTTATTGTCTTTTAAGAATCTACTAATGTCTCTGTTTAACATTCCTTTTCGATAAAGCACTTCATCAAATATATATGCTTCGTTCCACTTGTATAAAAAAATAATACAGCTAGGGTCTACAGCAAATCCGAAATCAAGTCCTCCACAAAGTAATCTAGCTTCATAAGGAATATTATCAATGCTTTTCCAATCAGGAATACAAACACCCTCCAAACTTCCTATTTCTCCAAGACCATATACTTTCCACCAGTTAGACCAGTATGTACTTGTCTTTGCTTTTATTTTTGCTTTCTCTATTTCTTTTATTATAGATTCAGGTAGGCTTTCATTGTCTTTATAAGTAAGTGTAATAAAGTCTGTATCTTTTTGTCCTATAAGTTCTTTGTCTACCCAAAATAAGTTTGCAGGATTATAGTCAAGCCAAATGTCTCCTGATGTTCTTACTGCTAATTGTTGATAAGATTCAAAGTCTATATTGTTACATTCGTTTATAAATAAGTCTGTACGTCTTGCACCTCTTAGTCTATCAGGTTGGTCTGTACTAAAGAACTCTATATAACTACCATTACTAAATTCGTATTTTAAGGTACTTTTGTTAAACTTTCTTTCATCGTACCTAAGCGTTACCTTTAGAATGTTTAGAAAGTCTTTTAAAGCACCTCTACGTAAGTGGGGAATACTTTCTGCTACTACGCTTATTTCTTTGTAAGGATTCTTAATTGCATAGTCAATAAGTATCATTAGAATAGCAATAGTTTTACCTGCTGATGAACCTCCTCTAATAATACGAATACGATTGTTTAATTCTCTTAATCTTTTAACAGCTTTTGTTTGGTTAAACATTAATCAATAAATAATGGTACATCTTCGTTTATATGAATGTCTTTTGTTTCTTTTGGTTTACCTGCTACATAATTATAATAAAGTTGTACAAACTTAAAGTCTTTATTCTTCAATCCTTCTTTCAATGCTGCAAAAGCTAATGGTTCTAAAGGTGTAAGTTTTTCTATAAGTTGTATTTCTTCTGTCTTTGGTTTTCTACCTGCTCTGCCTTTTGTAGAGTGTCCTCCATTGTTTTTTCTACCATCCATAGAATTAATATAAATTAATTAATTAATCTTTTGTATATCTATATATCGAAAAATAATATTAATTTTTGAATGTTATTCGTTTTCTAAAACTTTGTTATACATATCTTCTGTTCTTATTGCTAGTTGGTCTATGTCTTTATTTGTAAGATATTTTATTCTGTGTTTTATGAGTGTTCTTTTGTGTTCGTTTCTTACACCCTCTATTTTATCTACAATTTGTTTTAACCAATTATCTAAATTCTTGTTGTATTTTTTATATACATCAAACGATCTTATCAAATGAAGAACTGTAGCGTGGTGCATTGTTTTATTATTGTCTTTAAAAAACTTTGATATTTTGTTTAAACCATAATCAAAGTACTTATTGAGTATTACACAAAGTAATGATCTAGCTTCTACATATTCTCTTTTTCTTGTATTCTCAAAAAGGTTTAATTGAGTGTACCTATTTATTTGCTGTGCTATTTTTAATTCTTTATTTATCATTTATATTTTTGTTAAATTATTTTTTTTATAGAAAACAAGTGGTTTGTATTTTTTTTCTCCTTTTTTATTTTTGCCATACCAAATTCTATGAATATTGTCTAAACTTGTAATATAAAAACCTTCGTGATCTCCTTTATGATTGAATACGATGAAAACTTTTTTTTGTGTTTTGTCTTGTATTATTTTATATTCATTATATTGTTTTAAATTAAAACCTGTTTCTATTATTCCGTTTGTAATATTCCATTGTCTTTTACTTTTGACTTCAATATAAATACTTTCTTTATTCTCATTATAACAATCTAAATCAGGTAAAGTTATTTTACCTTGTTTTGAAAGCAAGAAAGGAGAATGTTCTTTATTAAATTGGTATAAAGGTAAAACAGTATAACCTTTATTTAATAATTTTAAAGCGACCTCTTTTTCTCCTTCTTCTCCAAATTCTAATAATTTTTTAAAACTTTCCAACTTCTGCTCCATATGTAAACCAATTTTTTCTTTGTTCTCTTGCAAAATAATCTAATTTATAACCAACAGTCATATTATCAACTTTAGTGTAAAAAGCTTCAGGTTTTCTGCTGTGTTCTCTCCTAGGTTCAGTAATAATATCACGTTCTCCACTACCATTTAAAATTGGTTTTCCTTTGGTAGCAAGTAAACAAAATTCTACTTGCATCCTTATGTTTCTACCCATACCCATTTTAACTTTATCCCACACCAAAGTAGCTTTATAATTAAACCCCCAAGCATCTAACAAATCAAAAGAATCTTTTAAAAAAGCGTGTGTAGTCCACAAAAACATAACACAATCGCTTTTAGCAGGAATATTTATTTTTTTTAATTCTTCTACTGTCATAGTAGGATAATCAACACCTGCTCGATTACCTACTGCATCAAATGAATTGTGACTACTCCCTCCACGTTCTGAATATTCCCAAGGAGGATCAATAGATATTACATCATATAAACCATTTGGAGCTTTCAAACCTTTAGAAATTTCTTGTTTTATTTGCTCTATTTTTTCAAGCCTATTCTTCTTTTTTTCTTCTTTCTTAATATCTTGGAAAGCTGAATTTATACTTACTTCGCCAGTAGATAGTTTTGCTTTAACTTCTTCACTTGCTTGTGCTTGTATTTTTTTTACTTTAGCTATTGTATCGTGTGATACGTTTGCTACTTTTGCAAGTTCGTTTCTTGTTTCTATTGGTTTCACTTCTGCAGAATTCTGCGAAAGTGAACTTCCTTTATATTGTATAGCTTGATTTTCTTTAGCCTTTTTACTAAACACTTCTTCAAGTTGTAATGCTAAAACACTTCTTTGATAGTTACTTAAATTTCTTCTACCAAATTGGTTTAAGATCATCCATTCCTTTACAGCTTCTTCATCTTTAAAATGTTTTGTTTCTGTTTGTATTTCTAAATTCCACTTTAAAGAAATCTCATATCTGTTATGACCATCAATAATAAAACCATTCCAAACAAGTATTTTTTCTCTTATACCTTCATCTAAACAGTTTTGTTCTAATTGCTTAAATTCTTCTTTAGTTAAATTTGGTATTAAACTTTTAAATTCTTTTTTAATTTTAATCATAATAATCCTTCTATTATATAGTTATCTATGTCTTGACCTTCTATAAAAAACTTTTCAAATATTTCTATTGCTTCTTTTGTTTTTCTTTTACCCTCCTCGTAGAACTCTTTACTACATTTCCATATCGCAATGTCAAGTGAACCTTTGTCTATCACTACAAACTTAAATTGCTCGTGTGATACATCAAACAGTTTGCAATACAAATAACATTGTACATCGTAAGAGTATTTTTTTGCAGCATACGGAAAGCCTTTTATGTCTGTAGAAGTTTTTAAATCTACAATGCCATTATTTGTAAGTACATCTGCTTTACCTCTAAATGGGTAGCCCTGTACTATTCCTATTGATGGTATTTCAAAAGCACAGTTTGTAATTGTTTTTAAAGCGTGTTCGTTTTTTAAAAAAGCATCTGCTATTTTCTCAGCGTTTTCTTTTTCTGATCTTGTATATACTTCTCCAAATTCTAATTTAGCTTCTCTGTATTTTTTAGAGTTTTTACTCGATACATCTACAAAGTTTAAAGCTTCAAATTTTCTAGGTTCTAATATACTAAGGTGTACAAGTCTGCCATCTCTTAATGGTTGTGTTTCAGGATTACCATACTTAGTAACATACTTGTAAGTTTTAGGACTTGATAATAATAATTTCAAAGAAGAACTGCTTAAAGCTAATTGATTTAGTTCTCCATAGTAGAAACTATCATCTACCATTTTTTTCAAAAGGTCTTTCTTGTTGTAATCTTTTCCGTCTAAAAGTTGAATTTTTGTTTGTGTCATTTATCATTAATTTTATTTCTAAGTTGTTTGTATAAACATACATATTGTTAAGGCATTTAATATATGAGCTTATTTCACTTCGTCTTTTTTTATCAGCACTTTCATATGCCTTAGTCATAGCTTCGCCTATGTAATTAAAACACGCTTCGTATTTTTGTTTTTCTTTAACGTTCATAGAAGATAATAATTCTTGTTTTGTCTTTTGCAATATACTAATAATTATTAACAAATTATAATTATTCTTTATATACTATACTAGCCATATCTTCTGTAAGTAAGTAAACCTGTTTCTTTACTTTCTTCTTTGACCACAACGATGTCTCAGGGCAATACATTTCTTTTATCTTTGGTACTTCTAAATAATTAAGCCAATACAAATAAGTTCCTTTAGGGTCTGATACAAAATATAATTTAACTATTTCTGAATCCATTTCCATTAGCTTATCGTATTTATATTTTTCAAGCATCTTTTCTTTATAGTATTTTTTTCTGAACTTCATTTCTATTACACAGTCGTGTCCTTTTTTTGTTTTGCCTTTACAGTCGTAATGTTCAAATTTACCACCACACCAATTTAAATCCCATCCTTCAAATTCGTTAAGCCACCTAACTACTGTTCTTTCAAACTTATGAACTGTTTCTATTTTCATTGTCGTATATAGTATTTATATCTTTAATCCAGTCGTTCCAAATTCTAGGACTACAAGAGCAAGGTATATAATATTTATGATTAAAATATTTGCTGTGTAAGTTAGCAATAAGTTTTTGTTCACTTATATTTATTGTACTACTATTTACAGACTTGAAGTTTGTCCAATGTTTATATTCTTCTTTACTTAGCTTTGCCATTTCTTGATATGTTATTTAAAAATTCTTTTCTATCATCACAACCACAATCATCATATCCTAATTTATAGGCAATCCATTTAGCTATTTTTTTTCCTGTACCAAATGTAACTATGTTTATTATTTTTTCTACTATGTCTCCTAGTCTCATATTAATTGTTTTAATTTTGTTTTTACTCGCTTCAAAGTATTGTAAAGACTGTAATAACTTATTTGTGATTTACGAGACAGCTCACTTACAGAAATACCATCATCTACTATTTCATAAACTTTGCGATCATACCAGTATATCTCCTTTAATGCTTTTTGTATTTTTTCAAATACTTCTTCATAATTGACTGTATTCTCCTCGCTAATCTTTACATTGTCTAAAGTAACAAAAGATACTTTAATTTTTTTTCTTATAAGATCAACGTATAAACCTCTAAGTATTCTATAACAATAATAATAATTTATGTCATCATTGAAAGAAAAGTCTACACCCTTTTGTGTGTTTCTAATAAGTAATATATAAAGTTCCGATACAATGTCTTCTACCTCAGTTTCTCTTAGACCACCAAACGACCTGACAATCTCTATCCATTTGTCGTGTCTTTGATATGCCTTTTCAACTGGTGTTTTCAAAATGGAAAGTTAAGTTGTTCTATTACTGATTTGTTGATTGTTGTTTGTTCTCCCATCTTATACCCTACATTGTTTGCTATGCTTTCTAAAATTAGTGGACTGTCAAACCCTGTAGGTTTAGTGCCTGTATCGTGGTCTTTAATTTTCTTACAATGTAATTCTGTATATATCCACCTAGATTCGTGTTGTGTTAAACGATGTATTGTATAAAAATCATCTGTTCTGTTTCCATATACATTACCACCTTCAACATCTGACATAGCTAGTGGAAGTGGGTGTCCTGCATATTCGTGATTAGCTCCGTATCTTTTTCTAAATGCTTCTGTTACTGAGTGCATAATAAGCCACATACCTACATTATACTTTTTTACAAATATCCTAAAATCTGTCATCATTTCATAAAGATATTCATAAGCGTTACTAAATTTCATCATACCTTTATTTTTTCTTAGACTATTAATAGGGTCTATTATAAGACAATCAAATTGACCTTGATCGTACATTACTTCACATAAAGATAATAAATCTAAGTAATCATAATTCTTTTCGCAGTCAATAAATTTAAAATGTTTATTTACAAACTGTGAGTGTTTGTGTAATTCTGTTTTAGATATTTTGTTAATTGGTTTAGCAGACTTGTACTCTATAAGTTTTCTTATAATTGAGTAAGGCTCATTTTCAGAAGAAAATACAAGAAATTTAATTTTATGCTTTTGAGCAAACACCATCATAAAATAAAGAATAATAGAAGTTTTACCTACGTTGGCGTGACCTGCAAAACAAGTCAAATTTCTTTTGAATCGTATAACATTGTCAATTTCATCTATTCCAATTCTAGGAGCTTCTTTTAATATTCCTTTTCTTATTTGGTCTACTTTGTCTAATTCATCTCCAAAATTAATTAACATTAGTTGTTTTGTTTAATCTTTCAAGTTCAAAGTTTAAATGATCTATTGCTTTTTGTATATCTTCTTTTGGGTCAGGATGTTTACTAAACGCCCTTAGAATATATGTACAAGCTGTACCTAGATTATAGTTTAACCTAAAATTTTCTACAACTTCACGAGCTGTATAATTATTAAGTCCGTTATAATATTTAGGTGTTTTTATTTTCAAAAGGGTAAGTCACTTACTGGTTCTCTATCAGCGTTTTGATCTTGTAAAGTAACTTCTTCATTTAGGTCAATCTTCCAACCTACGATTGTATTAAAGTATTTAGTTTCTCCTTCTTTATTTTTCCATTCACGACCCCTTAAATTAAAACCTACTTTTACTTCATCGTTTACAGCGTAATTGTCTAGTGCATAACAATTTTTATTCTGAAAGTCTAGTTCAATCATTTGTGGGTATTTTTCTTTGGTTTCTATAAGTAACTTTCTTACTTCAAAGTTTTTTGTTCCAAATGTTTTAGTTTCTCCTATTTGTTTTATTGTTCCTGTTATTTCCATAATTATTTATAATTGATTTTTAATTTGTTTGTGTAATTTATATATCTCAAGTCCACCTTCGTGTATTTCTTGTGCAGATAAACCCCTGCCTTGATTTAGTATTGCAAAGTCTCTCCTTGCAGATTGAAAATGTATATTATCTTCTTTATTGTCTTGTTTGTTTATATATTCAACATCTTTATCTTTTGTATAGTTGCTAAACATACTTGATTTTTTTAAATCTTTAAATTTATAGTCTCCGTTTTTTTGTTGGAGATAATCATATTCAACTTCATCTCCTTCATTAAAAGATATTTTAGAAGTATAATAATAAGCTGTATGTTTAGTTGTTTCTATTTTATAAGTTAAGATACCATCTCCAAATGGTGGTTTATCTTGTTTGTATATTTTTTTAATTTGTGCTTTGTGTTTCATTTTATATTGAGTTTAGTTTCTTGTATTTATTTTTTACTAATTTATTAATTATTTCTAAATTTTCTATCTTTTTATCTTGTTGTGATATATGCTTACAAAGAAAATCTATTCTGTTGTTTAGTCTTACAATTTCTTTATTGAAATCTTCTTTTGATAAGTGCATATTCATAATTCAATATCTGTAGTTAAACAACTTGATGAACAGTAACCACCTTGTTTGTGATAAGTTTCATCTTCCATTGGTTTGCCACACATAACACATTCGTGTGATAGTAGGTCTGGTACATATAATAAGTGATTCATTTTGTTTCGTTTTTAATTATTCTATAAATTGTGTCTGCTGTAAGTTTAGCATCTATACTACCTTCTTTGTAGCATTTAAGTAAAGTTTTAATTAATTGTTTATTTGCTTTATTCATAATGTTTTGTTTTATACAAATATAATTAAAAAATGTTAATAAACAAAAAAAAGGGGAAAAAATTAATTCTCCCCTTAAAACAAAACAACTATATCAAAGATTGATAAGTTCTACAAAGATAACCTTTTATTTTCGTTGTGCAATAGTTTTTTGTATTTATCTAGTAATTCTTGTAAGTCGTTTACTGAATACTTTACAGTTTGTTTAGATAGTTTATATAGTCTTTTAGCAAGACCTTTTTTTTTATTATCTAGTGCAAGTCCGTATTCATATTGCTTTCCGTATCTGTATCTGTTATCGTATCTTGATTGTGGGTGTACATTGTCTTCGTGCCACCTAGTAGACATTTCTTTACGTGATATAAAGTGACCTGCATCTACTTCGCTGTAGTGGTATTTACGACCTGATGTTATACAGGTAACATACCCTCTACTATCTGCATTTTTCTTTCTTATGTATTCTGAAAATACAGTATCTAGTCTTTTAATAAGTCCTTTACGAGTTATTTTTCTCATACTATAAATGTATTATAATTAAAAGAAAAGAAAAAGAAAGTAAGCAAAGAAAAAGAAAAGAAAAAGCCTACAAAAAGAAAATTTGTAGTACCTGTTCCAACAAGTGTCCAACTTTATTAGGTTCTTGAAGTTTAGCTATAAGCAAAAACAAATATATAAAAAAAATATTATCTACCTTGACCTCTATATTTTTTTAAGTAATTTTTGCTTGATTTTAATTTACTGCTTTTGCTTTTAGCGTGTATGCCTTTACGCTTTTTGGCATTGGATTTGTATATACTTACGTTAATTTTTTTTGGCATTTTTTACTTTTTCTATACTACGACCACCAAAGTATGCACCAATTACTGTAATTAGTACAAGCTGTAATAGATCAGTCCATTTTTCTTCTACGTTAAAGTTTATACTTCCTGAATCTATAAATACTAATAGCACAGTAGATATTATAAGAAACAAAAGCACTATAGGTCTAACTGATTTAGTAAGTGTGTTTCCGTGTTCAAGGTCTGCTTTCCACCTTTCAGTAACATTCTGTTGCATATCTGCTTCTGCATTAATAAACACTTCTGTCATTTCTTTTTCAAACCTAGCTTTTTCTTCTTTACTAAATGTATGCTTATCTATTATACCACTTATAGAGTTTGCTATGCCACCACCTGCACCACCAAATATTTTTGCTAATATATTTTTCATAATTGAAACATTAAAGGTAATATAGTGACAGATAAAGCAATCATTATAATTAAAAAACTTAACAATATGTCAAATAAATCTCTCACTTAAACACTTTTTTCTCGATATTATCAAGTCTTCTGTCGTGTTGTTTTTCTATGTTTTCTATTTTGTTTTCTAAAAATTCTACCTTTTGTTCTACTTTAGATATGTCTTGTTGTGGTGGTAAAAGCTTTGCAGATTCTATATCTGATTGTAAAGTTGTATATGTAAATATCAATGAAGATATACCACCAATCAAAAGTATTAATGTTTTTAAATCTAAATTAAGATCAGGCTTTCCGTCACTATCTATATCTAATCCTATTTTTTTCTCCTCTATTCCCATTAGCTATTTGTAATATCTATGTATTTAGTTTTACCATCATCTCTAACAGCTTTTAATATTCTATTTCTATTTTTATCTTCGCTTACATATGAAACGTGAACCCAGTCAGGATTATCTTCGTTTCCAAATTCCCATATCATTTGGTCATAATTAAGTTCATCTTTAATAAACTTAAACATTTCTGCATTTGTTTTGTGTCCGTAAATGTCATCAATATCCATAGCTTGTCCTTTACAATGTTGGCTTCTACTGCTGCCACCAATAGCTTCGTTTAATGCAGGTGATCTATAAAAACTATTTATCTTTATTGCACCACCTACCCAAGCCCTAAGAGGTTCAAATACTTTTTCTGCTAACTCTTTCATATTACTTATTGCATCTCCGTTTGGGGTGTTGTCAATACCTAAACGTAAAGCAGTAATGCTTTTAGTTGCTTCTTTTTCTGATATATGTTGACTAATCATAATTTATTAATTTGTTGACCTACGCCTTGTGTTTTCTAACATAATTACATTTATACGATTTTGTATTTCTTCCTGTGTTGCTGTTATTACAAAACTTAAACCTGCTTTCCATTGACCTCTTGGTTTGCCATTTTTATCTAAAAGTATTATAGTTGGTACAGATTTAATTTGTGATTTAATAGAAGAACTTTGATCTTCTAAATAAGCCATTTGTATTTTAGCACCTTTTATTCCTCTTAAATTGTAATTATTGCTTTCATTCCACTTAGCATTTATATGCAATAATGTTAAGTCTTGTGCATTAGTTTTTGCAAATGCAAATAACACAAAAAGGACATATATTAAATGTTTCATCTTCTTTTGTTTTCATAAATTTTTTCTGAATTAATTTTTATCGCTTCTTTATTTTCTTCTATATCTTCTTTTAAATCTTTTGTAGCTTTATCTATCTGTATTACGTTTGCTCTAATCAATTCATCCTTTAGTTGAAATTCCATTTTTTGTACAAATTCATCTCCACTAAAATTTTCTATTTTAGAATTTAAAGCATCAATGTCAGATTTTAAAGTAAAGTACATACTTGCAAGAGATATAGTACCTCCTATAATTAATCCTATAGTTTTTAAATCTAATTGTACGTTAGTATCTTCACTTATCTTAGTTGCCATTTTACATTTTTTTTATTTTCATTATCGTGTAAATAATAGTGCAGATAAGAAGAATAATTTTTAACCACGTTTCGATCTCTGTCATTGTCACAGCAAAGACAACTGTATTAATAATATATAACTTCATATCTGCTAATCCCATTATTCTTCTATTTCTTCATAAGACCCATCTTGCATATTGATATTTATTTTGCCATACTTAGTTTCTAAGTTCTTTAAATATTTATCAAGGTCTTTTTTGTTCTCTAAATTTTTATTTATTGTATTGTTTATTCTTGCTTCTAATATTTTTATATTTTCTTGGTCTTGACCAATACTCATATAGTTTTTAGCATTTTCATCAAATAAACCTTTTATGTAATCGTGTTCGCTTTTTTCTAAATTTTTCATAATATATATTTTTTATGTAAATATAATTAATCCCAGTTTGGCTTCAAATGATTATCGACAGGATTTTTTTGTAATTCAATTTGATTATCTAAACTTTTTTTCATAGAATCTACATCTAACCCTGCTTCAAGCCAACCTACCACATCTTCTTTTGTAAGCTTAGAATATGTAATAAAATTAGATTTATCATAAGTTACACCATAAGTACCTATAGAACTTGCCATATAAGGCGTTTCTGAATCATCCTTAGCTATGTAAGACCAATGTACGTTATATACTACATTACTTTTTTTATCTTGCTTAATTTTAGTGTCTAAACAGTTTATTCGCCATTCGTATGTATTTGCCATAATTATTTATTTATTTGTGTTTTTAAAGTTTCAATTTCTGCTTTTAGTTCTTGTATTGCTTTTATTAACATTGGAACGAATACGGAATATTTAACTGATTTTGTAGTAGTTCCTAAATCTATATTTTCTTCAGTTATATTACCCTCTTTATCTTTAATTTTTTTATATTCATAATCAATAGATTCATCAATCATATTAGGAAATATATCTTCTAATTCTTGAGCAACTACGCCAATTTGTTTTTTATCATCTCCAATAAAATTATAATTACGAATCTTAACCTTCATTAAGTCATCTAATTTTGAAGTAGCATCTACTATGTTTTCTTTTAATTTAATATCTGAACTTGCACCATAAGAATTATTTAAATTTACTACATTACCATTTCCAAAAATCTTTAATCTATCATTAGCATTATCAGCAACAGTTAAAGCAATACTTGAGGTATTATTTGTAGCACTACCTCCTGTATTTCCAAGTACCATAACTCTATCTCCACTTACATTATTGTTATTACAAAATTCGTGATAAGAACCACCAAAATAATTACCACCTGTTTTTGCTTTAGTGAATCCCGCACTTGTAATACGCTTTTTTTCTGATAATCCTGATGCACTTCTTGTACCAAAAAGTATATCTCCATAATTATTAGTATGGTCAACATATTGACAGCCCATATATGCACTTCCTGGGTTGCCATCACCATCAATAAAAGAAATTAAAGCATAATTATTATTAGTTTGGTCAGAGTTACTTAAACATAATCGAAATGATGAATCTGCTGATTGACTTGTAGATGATGATGCTTTTTGTATCATAAGGGGAAGCCAGGGTATCGTAGTTCCAATTCCTACGTTTTGATTTTTGTCAATAGTCATTGCTATTGATTTTGTTCCAGATGAGTTGTCAGTAACAAATTGCATTTGACCGCCGTGGGCATTTTGATCTGTAACTACAAATCTTATTTCACTTTCAAAACTTTCATCTGTTTCATCAAATCTAAAACCTATTCTTCTATAATTTCCATTTGCTAAACCTGAGCTATCTCCAATACCTGTTAATATAATACCATCCGCATTTGTTCCCGAAGATACTTGTAGTATATTATTTAAAGTTCCGCCTGATTGAGCACCAATTCCTACGTTTCCTGAACTGTTTATTCGCATTCTTTCTGCGGCATTAGTGCCAAATCGCATATAATTTGAATTATGATTATATTCTATAAAACCAATTGAAGTATTAGCAGCATCACCAAATCTTAAAGTAGCAGCATTAGTTGAAATTAAAGTAATTCCTGATTCAGTTGCTCCTTTGTCTATAACTAAATCATCCGCGTTTGTTGATGGTGTGCCAGTTGTTGAAGTTCCTATTTTTACGTTACCTGCAAAAGTTGCATCCCCTGTATCTAATATTGTTAATAAACTTGAGCCACTACCATCTTTAATTTGAAAATTTCTACTTGATTGATTATTGTCTGAATCAATAGTTATAGCTGCCGATTCTTTAAATCTAATTTGTGCAAAATCAGCTACATTAAAATCTAAAGATGTTGCAGTTGCAAGAGATAAATTTCCTGAGGTGTCAATGGTTAATTTTGCATCGCTTTTACTAACATTATTGCTATTAGCTTCATTATTAACAGCTAAATGCAAACTTCCTCTACCTTGAGTAGTTGTTCTTTCAAAGAAAATACCTGACTTAACAAAAGTATTATTGCTAAGCATACTAAATCCAATACTAGCAGTATCACCATTAGTATCATTTTCATTTGATAAAAGTAAGTTGTTTGCATCTCCTGATACATCACCAGCTACAGTTAATTTTCTGCCAGGCGAATGAGTACTAATTCCAACTCGATCATTAGTAAAATCAATTGTCATTGTATCGGTGCTTCGGTAACCGAGACCTCTAAATGAAAATTTATCAGGTGAACCAACGCCTTCGCCAATTACAAAATGTCTATTAGTGGTAGGGTTGTCAAATCTTATATTAGCACCACCGGCTTTAGATAAGCTTAATAAATTTTGTGGGTTTGACACTCCAATTCCTACGTTTCCAGAGCTATCTATCCTCATTCTTTCTGTGGCATTCCCTGAGGTTCCTCTAGTTCCAAATATTAAAGAAGTGTTGAAGTTACTGGCGAAATTGCCTAACGCTTGAACAAAGCCACCTAAGTAATCAGTTCCACCTGATTCGCTAGAAAAACCTAAACCCCATACCTCATTTGCTGTTCCAATATCTTTGTTTGTTAATTTTATAAAATTGCTATCATCTGCTGTTGAATCTGTTCCTACTGTACTATCTGAAATTTGTAATTTATTGCTAGGGCTCGTTTCATTTATGCCTACGTAACCTAGGTCAT